GGCTTCGGCCCCCGCTGCGTGCTGGGCTGGTTGCCGGAAGCCGTGAGTTCGAATCTCACGGCGGCACGCAGGAGTGGCTAAAGGTAAACTATAGCGCAAAAAAAGGAGAATACAATGAAAAGTAAAGTTTATTCAGTTCACGCGCAGCAGGCGGTAGACAAGCACATCAAAGAGATCGACCAGTTGATGAGCCTCATCTCCACAGAGATGGGCAAGTATAAATCGCTCGCGCGAGCGCACTATGGCCACGCGGGCGACCTGGCCTACGTCGAGGAAGTATTGGCGCAGGCTTGGGAGTTCATAGCAGAGACAACGGATTAGCGCGGCCCCGTGTGACCGCGCTGGCGCAGGAAGCCCCGCCGCCTGGTCGCTGGCGGCGGCAATCACAGAAAAGGAGAGAGCAATGTCTGAGAAAACATTCGTAGTCACTGAGAGTACATTGCAAGCCGCCCTGGCCGATGCCAGGGCCAGGATAGCAGCGGCCAACGAAGAGATTGATAGCCTAGCCGAGAAGGGCTGCGTGCGCAGCAACAGCAGACAGATGCGTGAAGCCATGATAGTTGTGGAATATGGCCAGCATCACATCGCGCAACTGTTAGGACTGCTATATGGAAAGTAGTCCCCTCGCCACCGGGCTATCGACGCCCGGCAGCCGAACCTAGAGAAAAGGAGAAAAAAATGACGAAACAAGAAGCAGTGAAGATTCTGAGAAGCGGTGGGGTGGTGTACATCACCACCAATAACGGTTCGTGCCAATGCGGTGATACGCGCGGCACGATGCGCGTAGAGGACAACGCTCTCGTGCTGGACAGTGCTGGCGGAGAGAAATGGCAAGAATATTCTGGCCCAGCGCGTGAGTGCCACACCTCATACGGCTTCGGCGCGACAGCCCGCGAGGTCGCCCTTCTGTTTGAGCAAGACAAAGACGAGAAGATTATGCACTCCTTCTCGCAGGGAACCTGTCTGAGCCTGAGCAGGTAAGCCTCACCCGCGTTGCAATACGCGGCAGCCTTCCCGACGGGAGCCCGCCCGGCGACTTGCGCAGGGTACGCAAGCGCCACCGGGGAGGCTGGAGGGCGCAACTTACGAGGAGGGAATTGTAATGAGAAAGTCTAAAGTATATTCTACAAACGCTTTTGGCAGAGACATTACGATCAGGGCGTATTCGATGCAACAAATCGCGGATTGGCTTGAGGAAACGCTCTATAGCCTGCGTCCGTTCATCTCGGCCTGCGGGCCTGCTGTGCAAGAGCCCGATGTAGATCTCACGACGGGATGGCCGGACTGGAAAGAAAAGGACTGGTTTAGAAATAGGTAGAGAAGTAACCCGCGCAGCCCGCCCCGGCCCCGGCGCTGGGACGGGAGCGCAACCAAAGGTGGACAAAATAGTGGACAAGATTGTGGACAAAAAGGAGACCAACGATGCCTAAATTTGACAACGCGTCAATCGAGACCGCTGCAATGCAACGCCAAGAGGCAATGGACACCAGGCCGCAGGATCGGTATGCTAGGAGGCTCAAGTTCGCGGGCTGCCGGGAGTGCATGTCGCCAGATGGAATGTACAGCGCATCGCGGGAACAAATGACGAGGTTCGTAGACGGGGCCATAGGGAAGTTCGCGCAGTGGTATCGGGAGCCAGACAACGACCGGGTATTATACTACCGGTGCTGGGCGTGCAATTTCGACGGCGAGCGCGGGCACGATGACCTTGAGCTGCTGAGCGTGGACGACGTGCTGGAATGCTGGAATGGCTCAACCGCGACCCAATGGCCCCCGACTACGCCGCGCTGGCCGCTGAGGAGCCGGTGCTGGCATCACTAGATAGCCGCGATAGCGCGGGAATGGAGGGATAATGAATATCGCTGACGCATTGAAACGAACGAATATCCGAATAACCTATGCCAACCGCTGGCTAGTGTGGGATGTACCACAAGACGCTTGGATTGTATTTGATAGCGGCCCCAAGAATGCGGGGCGAAAAACGCAGGCCGTTGTTACCACGAGAGATGAAGAAGAGGCCGTTGGGTATCTTCTCTACAAAGACGATGAATGGAGACAATAACAGCCCCCCGCCCCGGTGCGCGTGCATTCGCCGCACCAGGGCGGGATACCTGACAAGGAGGGAATGAAATGAATCACCTGAAGGAAGCAAAGATGTGTGTGGGGCCTGAAGAATACAGCACGCAACTGGACGTCGGTCTCGCAATCGCCCACGCGCTGATTGCGATAGCCGAACGGCTACCACCGCCCGCTGAAACCGCGAGCGAGTGCCAGGCGCGGCTGCGGAGGGAGGAGAGTAATGGAGTTTGAAACTGTAGAACAACAGTGCGGGCATATCCACGTCATCAAGAACGGCGTGGAGAGTGCCAGGTTTGTCCAGCAAATATATGGCGATTGGGTCATTATGGTACCGCAGGTAGAGTTTACTGCCCGTAATCTTGCCGACGCACTCAATCTTATTGCTAAGAGCATGAACACCTGGTACACCGTCAGCCAAGCCGCCGTCCGCCTGGTCGAACTAGGCGCGGCAAGCAAGTCCCCACACCGGAAAACAGTGTGCCGGTGGTGTCGCGAGGGTCGGTTTCTTGGGGCAATCAAAGTAGGGCGGGGGCAGGGCGGTTCGTGGCGGGTGAGTGAAACGGCGCTGACAGAGTTTGCGAAAAGGAGGAAGCGATGAAATGGAAAGACGGCGGCATGTACGGGCAGGTACGACGTGAAATCGTCAGCGTAGACAAAGGGCAGCCTGTTGCCACGGTGCGGGTAAGGCAGTATCTCCTTACTCACAATGATACTGAACTCTGGCCCGAGGGCGTGGAAAACTTCCGCCTCATCCTGCAAGCGCCGAGGCTGCTAGAGGCGCTGGGGGCTATCGCAGACAAGGCAAGGCGCATGTTGCTATCTCCCTATGCACCAGGGGGCACGCACTGCCCGCATGAGGATTGGGCGGACTGGGAATTAGTGAGAGGAACCGCGCTTGCCGCCATAGCGGCGGTGAAAGGAGAAGAGGGCAATGGCTTGGGAAGTTAGATTTCATGGGAATGGTACTACATACCTTGTCTATGACAATGAGGGCTGGTACGTGATGAGTTGTCAAAATAGGCAACGAGCACAACTCGTTGCTCATGCGCCGCAGATGCTGGAGGCGCTGGAGGCTATCGTGGCGCTAAAGCCGCCAGGCTGGTGCGATCTTGGCGAGGTGCTGGATGTGTATCACCAGCATAAGAAAATCGCCCGTGTCGCCATAGCAGCGGTGAAAGGAGAATGATGGCTTGGAGAATCTATTCAGCAGATAAGGACGACTATCATTGGCTTCACGACGACGATGGCTCTATCATCGCAAAAGGCGAGGACAGGCAGCGGATCCAGCTCCTCGGCACAGCACCGCAGATGCTGGAGGCGCTGTGCTCTATTCGGGACAAAGTGGAGTGCTACGCGCAACCGCTCCTGCCTGAGAGCGTAGCAGGCGAGAGATGGGAAGCCGTGAGAAAACTAGCAGTTGCCGCCATAGCGGCGACAAAAGGAGACGAATAATGGAAGTTCTACTCGGAGTATTGCTGGCGCTGGCCGTGATAGCCATTCTATATGTATGCTTCGGCTGCGAGAAGCCGAGGCCGGGAGGGAAGCGATGAAAATGAATTGGTTTGAGCAGCAAGCACGCACGCGGCAAGCGCGGGCCGCGCGGCTGGCACACGGCCCTGCGCAAAAGTCGCAGGCGCCAGAAGATGGCACGGCGGGCGCAGAGGGGGAAGCGATGACGGGTGATTTAATTGCAGAACTTGAACGAAGATGTCCGGGCTGTACATTTACCGTGGAAGCTGAGCCGCCCAAAGTGCGTATCGTAGAATACGGGCGGAAATTCACCGTTGATCTAGCTAAATTAGGCGAGACCGCCGAAGAGTGGTTCAAGACAGAGATAGAACGCCACCCTGCTAGTGACATCTTGCCCCTGCAGCCCGACGAGAAGTACCGGGTGATCTGCTCACGGTGCGGCCCCATTATTCTGGGATATGGGAAATACCGTGACCAGTTGGCCAGGCCAGATACCGGTTGGTTCTGTCCCACGTGCGGAGGCTGTGCTGAGTTTGATAGCGAGACTTATGAGAACTATCTTGATTGAGTAGAATCGCGAAGGCTGCGACCAGTTCTGGTCGCAGCCTTCGCCCCAAGGAGAGATGATGCACTACTCAAGCAGCGGCAACCCTGCCAGCATGGCATCCCGCATGACGCCGGAGAGGTTGCTTTCACGCCCTGCCGCCACCCGCTTCGCGTTCACTTCGCGGACGAGGGTCATCAATGAGATCGTCATCCGCAGTTGAAACGGGCGACTGGGCTCACCGAGAGTGGTAGCGGAGGGACGGTCTCGTCGGTTGCGATAGGCAGTGACGGTATTGACGTGGACGCCAAGGTGCTCGGCCAGGGCAGCGTCAGTGATGAGACCGAGGTCAGGGTCTAGTGTGCTCAAATCATATGTCATGATGCAATTATACCACAATCTTGTGTACCTGTCAATACTTGACAAGTACACAAAAGTGTGGTACAATTATTATCAATCAATTGAGGAGGTAAAGAAATGGGATTCAGTCCAATGCAAGACGTCCCTACTGATGATAAACAGGCTGAGAGTACATTGCGTCACGAAAGACCGGTAATTACCGGTAACAGCCTCTGCGGAATTTATCGGTGCAAACGAGCACTTGGCTTGTCGGTACTTGAGGCATACATGGCGGCCTTGCAAGCACATCTCGATGTCTTTGAAAAAGCAAGACGAAAAGAGGAGGTGAACGCCAATAATGAAACTGACAACAGTTGACCAGGTGGAGCGCAGCGGCGGGCTGGCAACCCGATGGCTGCGCAAATATTGAACAAAGGAGAGATAGGACATGAGTACAACAAAAACTTCTGCAATTGTACCCTGGGCCAGCCGACAGGATGTACGTGAATTAGGCGAGCGGCTACAAACAATGATGCCAGGAGCACAACGCTTGACGAAAGTTGAGGCACTGTCACTAGCGCAGGCTGCCGTGGCCCATGGACTAGACCCGTTTAATGGAGAATTATGGTTCCTCAAAGATAAAAGCGGAAAGCCGCTGGGATTGATGGCTGGGATAAAAGGCCATCGTCGTTCTGCCCATCGTCAGATGAAAGAAGAGGGCGGCGGGAACTACTGGCCTGACTTTGATGTTTTGGATACCGATGAAAAGGCTATGCTTGGTATCCCGCCTGACGCACTGGCTTACCGCTGCCGCATTCGAGATACTCATACAATAGAGCATTATGTATCCCAAATTGAGCGACTGTTGAAAGCCGGTCTCGATTGGGATATAGTAAGTGATCTGGTGGGCTCTCGACCGTATACCGAAGGCATCGGCTACGCTCAGAGAAGCGAGCGCAGTAAGATGACATTGGTTCAACGTGCAATGAAGCGCGCCGAAGCCGAAGCACTGAAACGGCGCTTTGACCTGCCATTTGGCGTTGCTGTTGGCACAACAGATTCGCTTGATGTAATCGAAGGTGAGTTTATTACAGAAGAACAAGATAGCCAACCACGCATATCACAAGAAGCCGCAGAAAAAGCCGCCAAGGATACACCGCCCCCCGCTAGTCGCCCCTATGACCCTGCCCAAATTCGACTGCGCCTCCGCAACAACGGCGGCTGGGTGAAAGGCGAGGCCGACGACTACTCAGACGCCCACCGCCCGCCCGACGACCAGCAAGAACCGCCCGACAAGCGGTTGGTACAGCGCATAGCGGCGCTGATGGGCAAGGCACTACAGCGGCCTGACAGTGGCGACACCGACCTGGAGCGCCACCTGGTGTTGTCCTGGGTATTCAGCGTCGAGCACACCGGCCTATTGACGGCGAAAGAGGCCCAGGCTACAGCGCGGTGGCTAGAGGCTCCTGCCGGTGAGAATGGCAAGCCCTCCTGGACACCGTCTGGCGTAGCATCTGAGGAATGCCGCTTGGTACTGCACGAGGCGATGAAAAATGCCGGGCAACAAGAGCTGGAGATGGGCAACGGCAATGAGTGAGCCAGAATTCCCGGCCAACCTGCGGGCGTTCTGCCAGGTGGCAGTCAACCGCCTGGGATACGAGAACATCACGCACGTCCTGGACGTGCTGGATGAGAACTTCGACGTAGTTCGAGACCGGGCGCTCGACTGCTGTTTTGCCCAGGGGGTGGCCTGGGATATTCTGCGAGGTGAGATTGGGTAACACGTAGCCGGGCCGGGAGGCTCGGAAAGGAGAGATATGAGTAAAACCTTAACCGCGGGCGAGGCCCGTGTTATCTTGGCAGCAGCCAAAGAGCGCGGATTGAGCGGAATGGGAACAGTCAACCGAGGCTTCACAAAGCAGCAGGCGTGGGACATTCTGCGCGCAGGGATTGCGCATCTATCTGACGACGAGATCTGCCATTTCCTCGTTGCCAGAAACATTCGGCGTGAATTCAAGTAGACAGCAACCGGGCCGCTGGCCCGGAAAGGGGAGAGTAGCAATGGAAAAAGTAATTGCAAATTTAGCATATATTCGACAGGTCGTGAGTGAACGAGAGGCTATGCTCGTAGCATACGAGGCAGAACTGCATACTACTAGCCTATGGGAAGGTTTAGAGAAAAGGCGTGCGAGTCTCCAGAAGGCAAGGGCAGCACAGTCCGATCTCGAGACTGAGGCGCGCAAGCGCGCCCTCGCTACCTACGCAGAAACCGGCGACAAAGCGCCCCACCCTGCCGTCAAGATCAAGATGTACGCGGTGCTAGAGTACAAGAGCGAGGACGCTATAGACTATGCCCGCGAGCACTTGCCGGGGGCGCTAAAATTAGACAAGCGCGTTTTCAAGAAGGCCGCGCAGGCCGTCGCAATGGACTTCGTGGCCATTCTGCAAGAGCCACGCGCAACCATCGCCCGTGACCTGAGCGAATATCTACCGGAGGACTGATAGCAACCGGGCCGCTGGCTCACGTCAGCGGCCCGGAGTTAACAATCGAGGCGCGGGCGGCGTGGTGGGAACACGCGGCCTGGATGGGACAGCCCGTTGCACCCCGCCCATCTCCAGCGGAAACGCTTGAACGAAGGGGAAACACGTAAGCCAGTTCAAATCTGGCCCCGCGCTACCAACAGCACCGGCGGCGCACTTGCTGCGAATCTTCGTGGCAGTCCCGTCACCGATGAAAGGAGAGAGATGACAGATACAAAACAAAGCCTGCTTCTGCTCATTGTCGGACTGATAATCATTTTTGTGGTCCTTACCAAGCCTGGCGACCAGCCGCTCCTTGCCTTTTGTGGAGGGGCAATAGTCAGTTTTGCAGTAGGCCGCCTGGTCTGGAACTGGGGATGGAGACGTGGATGGAGGCGCGGCCAACGTGAGAGAAATATTGAGCGAGGAGTAAAATGAGACTGATACCAGGAACGCGCATAATTGTATCACTCGACAACGAGGAGTATCACTTCATCCTCGTCACCAGCGGTGGCGGCGAGTTCGGGCGATTGAACATCAAAGCACCGCTGGCACAGTTGCTCGGCGCGATGACGACGGGTAACACTGTACAGGCGTGGACGCCGCGCATCGTGGGAGCCGAGCCGATGCGGGTGGAGTTGGTGGCAATTTCGGAGCCATCCGCTTGAACTTTTGAGGCGGCGTAAATACGGGTATCCTGGCCCACGCCGCTGAGGTTTGGTGATAGCGGTTTGTGCTAAAGCCGGGGCGGGAAGGTTTCCAGCCTGAGCCCGCTCCGGCCCAAATGAAAAGGAGAATTGTGAAAGCCAAATTTAATCCGTGGGTAACAATTGAGCAACTGAGTACTGACTTGGAGCAAGCCCGTGTCAATCTAACCGACAGCATCACTGTGCGGCAGCAGTTGGTACAACTTGTAGAAAAGCGTGATATCGAACTCGCCGACGCCTGCGCCGCACGGGATGCGCTGGATAGAAAACTGACGCAGGCTCGCATCGAACTGGCGCAGGCACAGGAGCAACTGTCTAACCCAGTCCAAAGGTGCGGATATTGCAGCTATAAGGCAACGGGGGCAGATGCGTTCAAAGTGGTGGCTGAGCATATCAAGTCCTGCCCAGAACATCCGCTCGCTGGCGCACTGGCCGAACTGGCGCAGGCGCGCACTAAAATCGGCCAACTATTTGATTATGATAAATGGTTATGCGGCCAGACAGAGACGAAAAGACAAGCGGCTATCGCCCGCAACGCGAGACTGGCCGCGCTGGTGACGCCAGAACTGGCGGCGCTGCTGGACAGGCTGGCACAATATGCAAATCTCTATGATGCACCAGAGTCAGCATACAATGCCCGCGCCCTCGCCGCCCGCATCCGAGAGGCGCTGGAGATGAATAATGGAGATTAACACCGTTACACGCACCGTGAAGGTAGCGATAGATAATGCCACGTTGCTCCATCTCTTCGTCGGTGCCGTCAGCGGCGATGCTATAAAATCTACCGGTAAGGAACAGTTGCTCTACAGAGCATTCGCTAATCTAATCGGCATCAGCGATGTAGACGCAGTAAAAATTGCCAACGACAAATATGCGGGGGGGGAGAACCGCATCACTACAGACGAATTCCGGCGCTGGCTGCCAACCGTGTTCGCAGAGTTTGCGCAGGTGATGCTGGAGGACAAATGACATACCGAAATTGGGATAAGGCGAGCTCCAGGATACTAAACTACAAGCGCGCCTACGATGCATCACAGCAGGCGCTAGAGACAGCGCTGAGGGAGAATCGCGTGCGCGCTGAATGCTTGGAGATAGCGATGAAGGCGCTGTATTGGTACGGCCATAATTTGCTCTGCCATAAAGCCGGTGAGGCACTGGACAAGATTGAGGCGCGCCTGGCGGAACTGGAGCCAGGGACAGAGGAGGAGATGAGATGACAATGACATACGCTGAGATGAATGCAAAGATCGTTGACCTTTTGCGCTGGGACAAAGACAATCCGGTGCTGCTCTACGCCGCGCAACGCATCGAGGAACTAGAGGCAGAGGCGGGGCGGCTGCAACGCGAACTCCACGACGAACAGATCCGGCGTAGCGAATGGGAGAAGATGTATAATCAGGCTATTGCAGAGCCCGCCCCCAACGCGCTGTGCTGTGGCCACCCGCGACGAGAGGAGGAGACGAAATGACAGTAAAAACTTATCCTATGATGAATGAAAGGATTGTTGGAATTCTACGGTGGATGAAAAGCAACCTGCCAACGCTTTACGCGGCGCAACGCATTGAGGAGCTAGAAGCGGAAGTGGAGCGGTTGCGCGCAGAACTGGAGGAAGTTGAAAACCGGCACATAGGAGAGATCAATGATACAATTTAACCAACTCAATCGACTATGCTGCCCGGCACTCGTCTTTCTCGTCGCTGCCATCTTGGTATGCTGCGCCGTGATAATGGCGGGACGGGCGGCGGATAACGCCGATGAGATAGAAAAAAACCTACAAGGAGAGTAAAATGGATCCAATGATTGACGCACTGATAGACGGGGCGATAGAAGGCGGGATGTTCCTGCTCGGCCTCTGCCTTGCGATTATTGGCGTTTGGGCGTTTGTCAAAATCACGGAGATTCTGTGAGCCGGGGCGAAGTGCCGGCGTAGGTAGGGAGTTGACAAACCATCTAGTAGAAAAGGAGAAAATGAATGACGCTAAACGAAGCACGTGAGATTCTGGCAAGCGCGGCGTGGAGCCGCAAAACGCCGCTGATTGCGTTATTTGATGAGCTTGTAAAACTGTACAATGAGCCGGTCACCGACAGAAATACGGGGAAGAGGCATCCGGGCAAGGTAGCGCGGGCGTTCACGGACTACAAGCGTAGCCATGTTGCCAGCGGGCGCGTGGTGCAGTTGTTGATCAGCCTGCGGCAGCAGTACGGGATGCCGCTGTATGAGTTGCTGGCAGGGCCTGACGGGTGCAAGCAGCCGGCGGGTGAAGGCTCGCCGGCCGCTTGACAAAAACAGGGAATAGTGTAGAATATGAGTGTGATTTGAGCAATCGCGAGCAAGGGAGTTTTTGTTTTGGCACACAAGGACACTTACAAAGTCGCGTCAAATATTTGTGGCGTAAAGCCCCACGCTGTTGGACTCCCTGCTAGATTGCTCAAATCAGTAGGCCAACGAACAGCGTGGGGCTTTTTGCTTTGAAAGGCAATAATGACCTGGACTAAAATCGACGACCAGTTCTACGACCATCCCAAAGTAGTCGCCGCCGGCCCGCTGGGTATCGCGCTTTTCGTGTGCGGCCTGTCATACTGTAGCCGCCACCTGACAGATGGATTTATCTCAGCGGTACAGGTGCAGCGGTTGATCGACATTGACAATCCAGGAAAAGTGGCGGAGAGGCTAGTCGCCGTTGGACTTTGGGAGCGCAGAGATGGCGGCTATCAGGTACACGACTATCTGGACTACAATCCCAGCCGCGCAAGGGTGAAAGCCACCAGGCAGGCCCGCGCTGAGGCTGGGCGCGAGGGTGGCCTACGGTCTGGAGAAGCAAGGCGCAAGCAAGCCGAAGAGGAAGAGGAAGCAAACGGGAAGCAAACACCAAGCAAAAAGGAAGCAAAGACGGAAGCAAAAACGAACTCCCGGTCCCGGTCCCGGTCCCGGTCCCGGTCCGAATCCCCTTTCCCAAAAGAGGAGACGCCTCCGGCGGCTAACGCCCACCCGCGCAAGCCGAAACGCAAGGCCAAAACACCAAAGCCCAAGACTCCGAAGGCCGTGAAGGTGTTCCGAGAGAATGCACATCGCTATCCGCCCAAGGCGTGGTACTCAAAGATCACTGATGCCGTCGGTGAAAAGCCCGTCGACCTGGAGTTGTGGGGCCAGATCGTATTGACATACATCGGCCTGGGCTGGAATCCCGGCAACGTCAAAAACATGCTGGCCTACTACGAGAAGCGGGAAATCCCGGTGACGAAAGGACAACAAAAAGCCAACGGCCTAGAGCCTCACGCCGGTATCCGCCAGTGGCTGGCAGATGAAGGAGTGCAAGCATGATGGATGAACTAGAATTTGGCAAGGCGCTGGCCGTCCTGGAAGATGCGTACCCGCGCTACACGCTGGAGCCGCGCGTGGTGAGAACCTGGTACGCCATACTGGGAGACCTGGATCCCAACTTGCTTAAAGCTGCCGTCCTCCAGATTGCCAGTGAGAACAGGCCGTTCCTACCTGCACCTGGTGAGGTGCGCCAGTGCGCCTTCGACCTGGTAGAGCGACAGTCCGATGTCCCAACTGCCTGGGACGCCTGGGCAGAGGTCACCAAGCGATTCGGCACTCACGGCCATTCGCGCTTGCCAGAATTCAGTCATCCGCTGATAAGGCGCACGGTCGACGGCGTAGGCGGGTGGCGTGAGTTGTGTATGAGCACGAACGCCGTAGCGGATCGGGCGCGGTTCGTGCAGGCATACGAGACGCTGGCGAAGCGTGAGCGGGCTCAGTTTAGGATACTGCCAGCAGTGCGTGAGGCGCTGGAGTTGGTGGGCGGCGAACGGCATCGGGCAATTGAGGCCGCGACGAGTGAGTGCGCCGATAAGTTGCGAGAAACCCGCCGCCCGTGAGGTTGTAAATGTCACTTACATTTGGAAGTCTGTTTGCGGGTATAGGTGGAATTGATCTAGGGCTGGAGCGGGCTGGAATGTCTTGTCAATGGCAAGTTGAAAATAACGTTTTCTGCCAGAAGGTGCTCGCTAAACACTGGCCTAACGTGAGGAGATACGAAGATGTCAGAGATTGCGGAAAGCACAACCTCGAGCCAGTTGACCTTATTGCCGGAGGATTCCCTTGTCAGCCTCACAGTGTTGCCGGGAAGCGAAGAGGCGCGACAGATGACCGTAATCTCTGGCCAGAATATCGCCGAATTATTGCCGAACTCAGACCCCATTGGGTGCTTGCTGAAAACGTGCTTGGCATCCGAACGACCATGCTCGACCAGGTGTTATCTGACTTGGATGATCTGGCGTACACCACAGGGACGCTTATTATTCCGGCTTGCGCCTTCAACGCCCCGCACAGGCGGGAACGGGTCTTCATTGTTGCCCACACCAAGAGCAATCTACGGGGAACACCCGGGGATGACAGACCCATCTCACCTGACGGGGGCAATCCACTTGTGGCCCACGCCCCGCAATTGTTCGGCGATGGCAGCGACGATAACCGAGGAGGCAAACCCGGACAGATACCCGAACTTGGAAACTGTACTAAAGAAGCGCGACCCTTCGGTAGTTGGTGGGCAACTGAACCCGATGTGGGTAGAGTGGCTCATGGGATTCCCAACCGGGTGGACAGACTTAAAGCACTCGGAAACGCCGTAGTACCGCAAGTGGCAGAATGGATTGGAAGACAGATACTTGAAACCCGCCGCCCGTGAGCCTGTGAGGTGAATATGGACAGAATGGACTGGTGGACTGTGGTACTGCTGATATTGACACTGCTGGCGTACTGCGCCTGCAACGCCTGGCTCGGCGGCGGGTCGTGAGCGATTGACAAAGGAGAGATAGATGCAAAAACCAGTGCAAATGTGGGATGATGAAAGGCCAATCAAGTCAGTGTGCACCCCGGGCGAGGGTTATTCTTACTGGTGCGTAGGCCGTGGCGGAGTAACGCACATTGTGGCTTACCAAGAAGACGGCCAGGAAGGATTTGTGCCGTGGTTCGCAGTCTACGAGGGCGACTGGCTGGCGCACCGGGTGAACGCGGCAGCGGTCGAGAGCGTGTGGTATGGAGCGCCAGAAGGAGACGGCCTGGATGAGTGAGTACCGCTGCCCCTACTGCGGCTCGCCGCTGACAGACGCCGACGCCACCTGTGACGGCGAGGCGCTGTGCTGCGCCGATTGCGGGGAGAGGGTGGAGTTCTTCGATGTGATGGAGGCAGAATGGAGGGACAAGGATGCCACCGATGGATAACTGGACGGGATGCTACCGCGAGGGCTGGGGTAAGCACAGGCTTCGACCTGAGTCTTTTGCTCACCCGGCAAAAAATAGTTACGGCCTATCCGTGCGCATCTACGAGCACGCGCTGGAGCAAGGCTGGGTCAAGGCCGGTGACTATGTAGTTGACTGTTTTTCCGGGGTCGGCGGTTTTGCCCTCGAAGCGATGCGCCACGGCTTGCATTTTAGAGGCGTGGAATTAGAGCAGCGGTTCGTGGACATGGGCCAGGGCTGCGACTGTACCGGCATCAGCAAAGCCGACTGGGTGCGCTTCCAGGGTCGGTGGGACAAGGCGCGTTATCAGGACGGGCGGCACTGGTGTCCCGAGTGCATAATGAGGGCAAGCGCCGTGACGAATGAACGGGAATTCAAGGCGCTCCCGCTGCCCGGCACGAAGTGGGCTGCCATTGCCAAGATGCGCCAACCGGCGATGTTTGGTGCTGCACCGACGACGTCCTACGTGCGCAACAGCGGCGTGATACCGTGCACTGGCGCACATCGGTATCACGGGAACGTGGAGACGTGGGAGGCGCAGGGGATGCCGGGCAGCGCCGTCATCGTGCAAGGCGACTCGCGGCGGCTGGGGGCGGTGCTGGAGCGGCCACAGATCTGCCTTTCGTCGCCGCCATATTCTGGCAACTTTAAGTCAGACCGAACTCACGGGAGGCGCGACGAGAGGCGATTAGGCGCTGGCTTCACTGGTCGCGGGCGTGGTTGTTTCCGGGGCAGCGAAACTTATGGCCGTACCGAGGGTCAATTGGGTAACCTACCCGACGCAGGCTACGAGGCGGCGCTGGGGCAGCAGGGGCATACCGTTACACCTGAAAAGCCTGGAAACGCCGTAGGGACGCCAGGGGACATGCAGGCGGGCAGCCAGGAGGCATCTACAGTGCCGGAAAGTAGGCCGGTGCTAGCGGTGGCGTCGCCGCCCTATTCGCGCGGAACGGTACATGGCGGCAGTGGTATTGACGCTGATAAGCTTACTGGAAATACTCCCGGCCGCCATTCGCAGGCGCTCATAATGGACGGCTACGGCCAGCAGCCGGGCCAACTGGCGCAGATGCCGAAGGGCGACCTGGCAGAGATCGTCGAGTATGGCATCGGGCAGTATGGGCCACGGCATCGAGATATGGTTGCCGATGAGGAGTATTATAATCAACTGGGACGCGAGCAGTCACCGGCGCTTGCTATTTCTAGTCCACCCTGGCAAGGCTCGCTCAGTCGTGACAATGTGACAGAAGGGCGCGTCGCACTAGCACGGGAAAAGGGCGTAGGCGTGCATCTCATTTCACCAGTTGAGATGGAGAAGATCGGTAAGCGCACGCAGAACTACAGTGCTGCAGACGGCCAACTCGCCGCCCTGCTCGAAGGCGATCACGCTGAGGCCTGCGAGCGGCCCGTTATCGCGATTTCCTCGCCGCCGTTCGGTGGGGCGGCGCAGCATACAGGTGGCAAGCCAGCAAGTCTATTCAAGCAACTGGACGGCAGGAACGCACCGCGCAACCTGAGCGGGATGCCAACGGGCGAAGGCTACGGCAGCGAGGAAGGTCAATTAGGCCAAATGCCCCCCGGCGACTACGCTGAGGCGCTGGAGGCGGGAGCGGCGGCGTGCATCTCTAGTCCGCCGCGGGAGAAGGCAGGAACAAACTATGGCTGCGACGGTGATGTCAAATTTGCACAGGAATGGCAACGCATGCACGGGAAGCGCATCAAGGGCGGCCCAATGGGCCTATGGGATAAAACTTATGGAAACACCACCGGCCAGTTAGGCCAGGAAACCGGCTCCACGTTCTGGGCCGCCAGTAGACAGATTCTCGAAGAGGTCTACCAGGTGCTCGCGCCGGGCGGACACGCCATCTGGGTTCTCAAAATGTTCGTTCGCAACAAGAAACTGGTAGACTTCCCTGGGCAATGGGAAACGCTTTGCCAATCCGTTGGCTTTCGCACTGTCTGCAAGCATCGCGCTTGGCTCAACAAGAATGCTGGCATTGTCCAGACTACACTCGATGGCGATGAGGTGAGCATGGAGAAATGGTTCAAAAGTTTCTTTCGCCGTCTTTGTGAGAGCAAAGGCAGCCCGCGCATTGACTGGGAATTAGTGCTCTGCATGGTTAAGGAGTGAAAATTCAATGCTACGCAAACTCAAAGCGCTGCTAATCTTCATCCCCGGCGCAATCGTCGCCACTATCGCCGGCTAGTACGTGCCGGTGCTGCTGTGCGACGTGTTGCGGTTGCGGTGTGTGCTGTGCCGATGATGGGATAAAACAAGTTTGAATTAGTATAGGAGGTAAAATGAGTGCACGAACAACAATAGCAGAAAGTGAGCCAATATCAGGATTGTTTGATCTATGCGGCAAAGTTCAAGAGCGTTTGAACGAGGCGCATATAGTTGCCAACAAATTGGTTGGCGCAGTGCCAAGCGATGAAGCTGCGGCAAAAGACGCTGACACTAATTATCTGAGCGATCTTGAGCACAAACTGCGAATTGTATTGAGAGACACAGGCAGTTTGGTTAAACGATTGCAAGAAATGGAGCGGTGCTTCTAAAGTTGACTAGGCGCAATTTTGACACGCCCAGATGAACGCTGCAATTCCCGATGCCGTCCGCCGCGAGGTGCTGCGACTCGATATGCACGATTGTACCGTTGCTGAGATAGTGCGTCAGACGGGCGTGAAGCGTTCTACAGTCTCGGCAATCATTGCGCGCGCGCGGGGCTACGTGAAGGAACGGGCACGCGGTAAGATCGTAGTGCTCTACGATCCAGCGGGAACGTTCAAGCCGGGCGCACGGTTCAATTATCACGATTTGAATACGATGCTCGAACTCAGCGATCTCATGGACGGCACGCTATTTAGCATCACGAGACGGAATGGATATACATATCAAGCCGAGGTGTGGAGTGGGAAACTGGTCACACCAGAGAGGATACCGGTATGACTGAAAGACTAATCTCAGCCTCGATACTGTGGGTAGTAGCAGCAGTGGCGCTCTCGGTATCAGTAGTGGCTCACAGTATTGCTCTCGTACTCAAATGGCGCGAATGGCGCGAGGCAAAGGCGGATGATGATGACTGAGAGACGAGCACCCTATGGCTCCCGTCGCATATTTGAACTGGTGGTAGAAGGCAATCCGATTCCGAAGGGCCGCCCGGGCTTCGTGGACAGTCACGCTTATACACCGACGGCGACCAGAGAATACGAGACGCTGGTGAGAGATACGGCGGCACTGGCATGGACGCGAGAACCGATGCGCGGGCCACTGTCGCTCAAATTGTCATTCTACCGCGCGAATAGACGGCGAGCCGACTTTGATAACCTGACGAAGGGCGTCGTGGATGCGCTGCAGGGCGTCGTATTATTTGACGATAACCAGATCGTGACGGCACTCATTCACAAGCACATTGACCGTGAGAGGCCGCGCGTAGAGATAACTATTATACCGATATAGGAGAATTGATATGCCAAGTAAAATAGAATGGACTGACGAAGTTTGGAATCCTGTAACCGGATGCACGCCAGTGAGCGAGGGCTGCCGCAACTGCTACGCTAAGCGCATGGCCCACAGGTTGGCGGGCAGGTATGGCTATCCCAAAGAGCCGCGCGAATTTGACGTAACACTGCGCCCCGAGCGACTGGAGCAGCCGTTGCGGTGGAGGAAGCCGCGTCGGGTTTTTCCCTGTAGTATGTCTGACTTATTCCATAAAGGCATACCTCCCTGGTTTGTTTGTGAAGTCTGGCGGGTGATGAGAGAATGCCCACAGCACACCTTTCAGATACTCACAAAACGACCTGGGCGGATGCTGCGACTCATTAAGACGTATATCGCCGACCACGAATTTGGCGTTAGACCCTTGCCCAACGTCCACCTCGGCGTCAGCGTCGAGAACCAGGCCACAGCGGACGAGCGGCGCGAGTATCTGCGCCAATGCCCCGCCGCCGTCAAATACGTCTCTTACGAACCTGCCCTCGGCCCCGTGGACTGGACGGGTTGGGAGTTCGTGTCGCAAATTATATCTGGGGGTGAGTCGGGGCCGGGCGCGAGGCCGTCACATCCTGATTGGCACAGGGTAACGCGGGACTTTTGCCAGGAGAATGGGATTGCCTACTTTATGAAGCAGTGGGGACACTGGCAACCCGTCGATCAATCCAACGAGCTAGTACCAGGCAATACACGAGAATACACTTGGGAGGATGGTACGATCTCGTTTGCTATTGGCAAGCATGCCGCCGGCCACCTGCTCGACGGTCGCACCTGGCAGGAGTTCCCAAAATGTTCCTAACACCAGAGCAAACCGGCGGGCCGGGCATCTGGGCGCTGCGCCACCACACCCGCTATCTGGCGCTAGAATGGATGCCGGAAAAGGGCGATGGAATATTTCGTGAATTCGACGTAGAGCAACTGGCGCTGGTGCTAGGCCAGGACGCCGGCGAGACGTGGCAGGAGCATGCTAGTCTAATCAAACTGGCCTGCGTGGATGGAAGGTTATTTGAGTGGCTAGACGAAATAGGAGGTCTGTAAAATGATAGATGCGATCGTATCAATCGTTTTCATCGGCGTGATCATCTTCGTTGCCTTCGGCCTGACGTGGCTGGCCGTCGTGACGCTGGCCAACGCTAAGGTCGTCAGGCGGGAGCGGCGGTGCGAACCGCCCACGCAGCATCCGGATGATTCAAATTTTAAGAGAGGAGCATAAGATGACGAGAATAAATTCATTAGGAACTATGGTATTGATATTCTGCATGATGATACTCGCCGGTGTCCTCGCTCTCGTCATGCTAGGCAGTGCCAGTACTCTACCGGTTACTAGTGCCACAGTTCGCCAGGCAGCAGTTAGCATAGACTGGCTGCGCCCCGACCAGGTGAACGTGCCGCGCGGGCTCAGTATCAGCACCCACGCTGCCGAGCATAATGGCGAGGTGGAGAGGCTGTATTGGCTGCTAGCGCAAGGCCAGTGTATGACAGCGGCAAAATTCTGCGGTGGGAGCGAAGTCGAGCGGTTGTATACTTGTGTCGATCCGATCACCGGCCTGGTTGGTGCTATACTGCAATTCGGCGACGAGATCACCACGGGATACTTCGAGCGCGGCGGCTCTGACTATTGGGTAAAGCGCGTCGCACGTGAAAAATGGGAGGTGTGTAAATGACGAAATTAGGCGAAATGACCAACGACGAAATTCGGGAAGAGATTGAGGAGTGTTTCTATAGCATATACAAAGATGTGACAAACCGCTGTTATTCCAAGCACAGCATGACAGGTGTGCGCCATCTCCAAGTTTTAGTCAGGCGAAATCTGGCCTACATCGACCGCGCACTGCTGGAGATTGAGGTTCAATCTACTCAGGCCGTGAGCACGAAAGAGACAGATAAGGGTGAGATACTTTAATGGCGTATTAAGGTATCCTAGCACATCGCGATTCTTAGAAGGCGATAGGGGCGGAGGTAAAAAGTGGGAAAAAGCAAGATTGAGTGTAGCGATATTCTGGACTTGCTTGGCGGTGACAGTTTTTGTTGCATGCTAGAGGCGGGCCACGAAGGCCCGCACCGTGACGAATTCGAGCACGAAGGGAAATCAGTCATCATCGAGTGGCGCGATGCAGACAATAGCACCGCGACTATTGCCGATGACGAGCGCGGGTCTTTCCCTCGCCAGCCCGAAACGCCATCTTCCGAGGTAGTCTGAGGCCGAACCGAGATAGGCGCATACGGGCGTATCGGTACAGCCGCCCATCAGCGCATCCCTCACCGCCTCGAGGTGCTGCTCCCCTGGTCGCCGCCACCCGTGCCAGCGGCCAGGCCGCAGCCGCCACGGGTGATAGTTGCGCAATGTAACATCGCCGACGACGGTGCACGCAATCCACTCGTCGCACTCGCTGCAGTCGTGCACGGTCTCGCCGGCCACTATCCCGGCGGCGTCGTAGACCCAGCGTGGCGTGGCCCAGTCCGGTGATTGAGGCGGTAGAGCCGCGAGACAGGGCCCGGCGGCCAGGCCCGTGACGAGACAAGCGTGAAGGGCAATCATCGTAATAGCTGCACGGCCAGCATCAACAGCACCGGGATAGCAGCGCCCACGGCCCCCCACATGCCCGCCTTGACCTTGAGCGTCGCTACCTCGGTATGGATTTTACCGGTCTCTTTTCTCAGTGCTTCGTAGTTCGTGTTGAGCCGCTCCAGTTCTTTGAGCACAAAGATCTGCCATTGCTCCCAACTGTCCTCGGCGGCTCGCAGTTTCGGCGTCGATGTCATTATCCTATCCTCAGCGAGGCGTCTACGGTATCTGGGTCGAGGTGCGCTTTCAGTAATTCCATCAATATCATCTCCCAATATTCACGATTAAAATTAGTAACACTATGGCAACTTGTGCATAGCGTGATACAATTCTCTGGTATGGTATTCTGCTTGTCATAGTCTATATGATGAACATATATACCGTATCTCTTGCAAATAATACACTTGTACTCATCGCGTTGTCTTATTTTGCGCTTGAAAGATGCGTTGAAGATTGCCGGGTAGGGCTCAAAAGACTTTCCTCCATGCCAATTCGGATTGTTGCTTCCCCAGAAATTACGAGCCTTACAACCTGGCTGTTTCCATTTTAACTTTTTGCCCTCTGATAATGAACGGAATGGTATATCGTATTTCCTCATCCACCTCTCAATTGTACTGCCCGAACAGCCCATCAGTTCTGCTATTTCTGGTGTGCTGAGATGATTCGTATGATATTGTTCCATTAACCATTCATGTTCAATAATGAACCTTGGCTTGAATCTGGTATCTCTTCCTGATAATCTCTTGCACTTACCTCCATGCCAATTCGGATTATTCTCACCGGATCTGTGTTGTAACCAGTATTCTGCAAGGCACACCGGAGAGCAAGTCAGGCGTACATATTGCGCAGGAGATTCAAATACCTCACCACAAATCACACAAATTGTCTTAACCGGAATAGTTCTTCCACCACGCCAATTGGGATTATTAGCCCCTGCATAGCTTTGTCTGCTTTTAGACACTGCAACTCCAAAAGAGAGGCCCCCGCAGGCAGCGGTGTTGTTTGTCGGGACAACATCCATTAACCTTTGGGGGCCATGAAAGCAAAAACCCGCTTTGGACTAGGTTGTCCCGACAACTATATTATACTATGGTCTCATTTATTGTCAAGTTTTGACTCGCAAGAGTCGCATGCCATACAAGGCCCTGCCTAAATCCCAACTGTCTTTAGCGTACCGTTCTAGGAGTTTCGTTCGTGTCCCATCCCACGGATCGGCTATGACCAGGTCGTTACCGTCTGATGTAAGGCGCTCGGCAACAACGAAGTGTTGGTTGAATTTGGCCGTGGGAGGAACGAAGTCAACCTCAATTATCACCGGCCCCTTGCTCAGTTCAGCCTTGAACTTCTCCAAGTCCGCCGCCACCTTGTGCCATAGCACTGCGCCGTCATAGCGCATAGTTGGATAGGCGGCCGGTATTCCGTCTGGCCGCGTTAGCAGTGCGCCAGAGAAACAACCGGCCTCGCGCAGCTTGGCGGCCACTATCGGCGGTTCATCACCATAGCCCGCCAGGCTGAGTATCATTGCAACGGCAGTGACATAGCAACCGGCAGCGGCAAAGGTGAGACCTCCAGCATAGATGAGATTGCGCCAGCGCGGATCGCGCTGAGAATAGAGCATGACAGATTGCCCTAGCACTTCAAAGTAAGCCCGGCCCTCCAGCGTCAGCAGCGCAAAATCTGCGCCAGCCTCATTGAGGCAGTGCACGTCTGGCCCCGGCGTGCCGTCAACCCGCAGCACGTTCGCCGCCAGTTCAGCGTGCTCTGTTTTGAGATGCACCAACCCGCCGTTGAAATCTGCAAACAGTTCCTCGATAATAGTGCTTGTTGCCTGGGACTGTACTTGAGATGGTCTCAGTTTGTCAATAGTAGACTGGAACCATCTACCTAACAATTGCACTGTGTTCATTCTAACCTCCCTCTAACATTATCGCCGGCAAAAGCACCTGGTACGTCACGTCCCGCAGCGAAGCGTCATCGAGATAGACGTCGTCGTGTTTTAGCGGGTGACTTGCCTCAGATTCAAAGAATACCGTGATGATACCCCCCTGCGCCCGGACGCGCCCTGTCCTCAGCGGTTCATCGCTGTAAACGCCGTATATCTCGCGCGCCTGGCCCCACTCAACCGTGGAGGTTCGCGGGTCTGTGCCGCCGGTCGGGTCTATGCCGACTGATAGCCAATCCTGCGCCCAGATATCCCCTGGCTCAGGTTCTGGCGGCTCAAGCAATGTCACGCAATCATAATCATAAGGCACATCGTGCGGCCTGGTGCTGCAATTTGAGAACCAACTGTGAGCAAAAACGCTGAAAGCGTAGTAGCGCCCTTCCTCGACGGCTACCTGCTGATACAGCCCGCCCTGATGACACCGCCAGAACGTAAAGAACTTAGCTGCTTGCTCGCCACTGCGTACGCGAGTAGGATCGGGAACTGGTCCAATGACCCGCACTTCAGGACGGCCCAGGCGGTAGTCTGGCGTGCCCGCGCAAAGAGGCCCTTCTATCCACCAAGCAGTCCACTCTACCGGCGGAGTGATCTCGATGAACTGGTTGTGGAAAGGCCCGCCCTCGAGCGTCCAGTACGTCGTCTCCAGATGCCACCCCTCCTCGAAGCCGCTGTTCTCCAATGGCGGACTTGTCGGCGCAGCGGGCAAGAGTAGCACAACGGCGGCGGCAATTATCAGTGTTAAGTTACGCATCTGTCTCCTCCTCCGGTTCTATCGGCATAGGTGCGGGTGGCGCAGGCCCTATTCTCACCTGCTCGTCGTAGCCCAGCACAAATGTCCCGCTCACGTTGGGTAACCATTTTGGCACGAAGGTCATGGTGCAATTGTATTTTCGTTTCAATTGTTCGAGCGCCTGCGAAAACGCTTTTCCGCGCTGCTGTATTTCTGACTCAATTGCCGTCATATTACTCATTGCTCATTTCTCCTTACCATTCGAGATAGCTTCCCAATGCGTCGGCGTAGTTCCCGCCGGTGTCCTCCCGCATTAGTATGCGATAATAGTGGCCATCATCGAGACTGACAGACGCGCTCAAGTGCTGGTAAGCGGCATTTGTCGTGACCAGAGTTGCCACTATGCCCGGATCTGTCATATCGTACAATCGAATCTGCGCCTCCGGGCCGCCGCCGGTACGTATCTTCAGCGTGGCGCGCCAAGTAGCGTTGCTGGTCGGATACTTGCTGTCATCGTAATAAAAATCTCCTGCCATGTCAGCCCAGCCTGTGCCAGCTGTACTCATCTTGCCGTCAAACGTAAAGGCGTACTGCCTATAAGCCTCGCTTCCCAGCCAATCGTCGAGCCCCTTCAGGTGCGCCGTCAGATCGTCCACACTGGCGGCCTCTGCTGGAGATGTGTCTGGCGTGTAGTTCGTCGGAGTATAGTCTATATCCAAGTGGTCGCCGTCTATCTGGTCGGCCCCGGCCCGTTCGTGGCGGGCGTCGTGATCAGATACGTCCACACCGTCCACGGTACCGACGCTCGTGATGTCATTGCCGCCCAGGGCGAGGTCGTCGCCGAGGGTGAGGCTGCCGGCCAGGTAGTTATTGACTGCACCGGCTTGATAGATGCCATAGTCGATATTAGTTGCACATGCTATGTAGAGGCCGTAGCCAGTTCCAACCGGGTCTTGCTCTGCGTCCACGAGTATGTAGACACCGCAAACGTTCCCGCCGATGGAGGTCATTTCGGATTCTATGTCTACATTGACGTATAGACCGTATGCACTGCCGGTCACTATGCCGGCATCCAAGTTCGTCTTGGCCTGGAGGCCTATAACTGCATCGGCTGCCGTTCCGCCGATCTGCCACACCTCGAAGTTGCCTCCGCGCAGATCTTCTTGTCCATCGCCAATGGTACCGGCGGTGAGTTTTGCAATGCCTTGAATCCCTGTGACGTGGCCCATGGTACTGTCGCCATCGTTCATCTCGGCATGAGAATATAGTCCGTAAAAGTCGTCCTCCTCACCAGACGCCCCAGCCGTCTTGATGTGATGACTCCGAATGCCTACGTATGCTGTTGCTGTATCGACTGTAGCATCGTATACATCGTGATGCGCCGCTGGTACTATCGTCCCGAGGCCGAGAAAGCCGCTACTCTTGAGCGTCATCGCATAGTTTCGGTTACCATCGGCATCCCACACCTGAAAGTCTATCCTGCCTGGAATGTCGTCCACGAAAGCGCCGTCGACGGCCATTGTGATGTCAGCGATGCGTTTGTAGACAGTGCCGTTGTGGGCATTGGCGTTGAGCGAGCCGATGGGGTCTCCGTTCACTACGGCTGTCTCACTGCCAATGGTTCCCTGCGCGCAGTACAATTCCACGTCGGCATCGTTGCTTCCCACCGATACGATTTGTAGTTCTACATTATCGTTACCCGTGAGTCTAATTGTATTTCCCAGAATATCCAATTCCGGCGTTCCTGGAATCCTCATGATGCCAATGTGGCCGTCACTACCTTGTACAAATAACGCATTCGGCTGCCCGACAGCCTCCCAGCGGTGATCCACGTCCGCCCCGCCCTCGTTGAATACGACGACCGGCTGTGTGTCGGTGCTCACGATGCGCATGTATTCGAGGCCATCGGCGTCTAGCAATTCCAATGCAATGGCGATGTTGTTGGGAACGGTGATCTCATTAGCGTCAGAGGCCCCCGCGAATGCTATGCCAGCCGCGAAACTAGTGTTGCCGCCAAAGCGGTTAGCAGCGGAACCACTCTGATAAATACCGTAGTCCCAACCATCGGCTTCGTCCAGGTATATCCCGTAGACACTACCAACAGGATTTTCGTCAACATCCATCCAGATTTTGAGACCGTAGACATTTCCTCCGATGGCAGTCATTGCGCCTTCTATGTCTACGGCGATGCGCAACCCCGCTACGTCCGCGCTAACTTCACCACCGTCCAGGTTTGCATACAGATAACCGGCTCTCAGGTAGTTTGACACTATGCCGCCAGTCTGCTGTACCTCAGACCGCATTCCCTCAAGGTTCTCGACATCATCCCCTACGTTACCGTTAGCTAGTATAGTTAGGGCATATATTCCACGCAGATTGCCGATGGTTTCACCAGCGTCATTCATGTTGATCAGGTTGTAGATGCCATACACGTCGTCAGCCTCAGTCGCACTGGTCGCGTCGGTCACCGTATGAAGGACGCGGAGACCATAGAAGTCTTCCGTTATAGCCACTGTAGCATCGTAAATGTAGACGTGCTCCTGGTCTGGGGTCGCTATGCCGATACCGACATTGATTCCCGCCCCCGCGGGGTCAATTAGGAAGTAATCGTTGGCTGTATTGAGACGCAGGAACTCGGCCCCGTTTGTGATATCGAAGGCATCAACCAGGGCATCCGGTATTACAATCGAGTTGACGCCAGCGCCGCCCGCAAATGTGATGCCGTCGGCAAACGAGTGCCTGCCTGTCCACGCCGGCGTCTGATTCCAGGCGAAGCTGGTTGCGCCACTCACCAGCGCATAGCCAGCAGCAGCCGGGGGAGCAAGCACTGTCCAGTCCGATGCTGCCCCGCCGATAATCATCCTGCCCTCGGCATAGGAGTCCAGGTCTGTCAATGGCAAAGCACCGGTGTGGGGGCCAGTGGTAGCCAGTACGTGAGTTTCGCTGTGGTGATCGTCGGCGGAAACACCGGTCAATGCAGTGTCGTGAGAGATTTGCGCCCCGTCGCCTGCATCTCCTGTGTGGTCGTGATTGTGCAGCAAGGCCCACGTCGGCGTGTAGGGATCTGCTCCCGTGATGAGCATCTGGTACTGCGCCGATGGTGCTGCCAGCAGTGACCAGGCTGGCGTTGCGTTAGAGATGAGCATCTGGTTTTGTGCATTCGTGGCGGGCACGGTCGTACCACTGCCAACCACCGTTACCTCCTGAGCTTCGAGATCGGCGATGCGCAGCTTCATGTTCCGGTCTCGTCGCGCCAACCCTTCCAGGACAATCATTGCGTCGCTGTCTCCAGGTCGATCGTCTCATTGCCGTCCGCGTCCAGCGCGACGGTCACGGCGATGAACTTATGCGTCCTCTCGATGCCGAACGCCCGCGCCGTCACCAAGTCGCCCAATTCGTAATGACCGCCCGCCGCCACGGCGCCATAGAGGCAGGCTTCTGTCTGTACCACGTCGAAGCCAAACTCATCACGCGCCTGTAATTCATCTAGTCGCTTATCACCTGCTGCGTTGTAGCCTGCCGTCGTCGAATACCCGCGCGCATCTACGAATACTTCCACATCGTTACCGGCGGCATAGTCATCGCCGGTGCGAATCACTATATCACGACTACTGCCCTCGCCCTGCCCGCCGACTATGGCCGCTGTCTTCTCGCCGATGCGATTGTGGCGATAATATGGATTTGCCAGGTTGCCATATCCCAGCGCAAACGTCACAGTCGCGCTTCTGTCCGTCCCTCGCTGGCCGGTGTACCAGCGGAACTCCCAGGCCTGTGCTGCTGTCTTGATGAGATCGAAGTCCCCGCCGGCCACCAGTGCCAGCGCCCGCAATTCTGTGAGTAGGTTCTTCCACGCGCAATTCCAGTCGAGCGTGCTACCGTTTGCGCCGTCGGCCTGGATGCTCAATCCCGTGATCGCACCGTCACGCTGTCGCCCGTTGCCGGTAGTGGCATTGGCGCAGGCATTATAATCCACCAGCGTCTTCATTATCGTTTCAGCGGGGTCGCTGGTAAATTTGGTACGATTGGCAGTACTAGCATACCAGGCTGCGATGCGCGTACCGAGAAGCCACATCTGGCCGGGGCAATTGGCAGTGAAGACGCCCCGGTCAGTGTAGGCGTGGTGCTGGTCGAGATAGAGACCATAAAAATCACAGTACCAGTCGATGCCCAGGTCTTGGTTACGCCGGTGTACCTCCACCTGGCTGCGGTTCTCCAGCAGCGCCACCGCCGCGTGATCTTCACTCATCTTGAACGTGAGCATGCCGGGCGCGTTGACTCGCTTCGTGTAACTCAGTTCCGAGAAGTCGGTCACTTCGGCGATCAATGCGCCGGCGGCGGAATGGAGGCGGAGTTTGTAGGATGCGGTCATTATTACTCAGGGCCGATGGCAAGCCAGAAGAAATCCAAGGAAGTATAGGTGGCGCTAGCAGCATCTTGCCAGTAGATAGTCAAGCCACTTGTACCTGTAGTCATAACTATACATATAGCCCGCGAGTCAATGTAATAATGGGTTGCAAAGACTAGCGGATCATAACTAAATGCTACTGGAAATGTAACTGCAATATATCCCGAAGAGGCCGCCCCGCCGGTCCATCGAATACAACCGGCCTGCATTCTCACGGCTCCAGGTGTATAGGTCGTCGTACCATGAAGTAGCCACCCGGTAGCCTCGCCGCCCTGCCGCCGGTAGAACTGTGGCACACGGTTGCCCGCTTTCGTGTCATCTACTGAGTCGGCGGACAAGTGCGCCAGGTCAATCGAACCATCCACATATTGATCGCTATCTACTGAGTTTGGCGACATGTGCGCCAGGTCTACCGCGCCAGTGACAATATGCTCAGAGTCTACTGCATCATCCTCAATCTTCGTACCGTCCACGATGTCGGCAGCCAGGTGCACCTTGTCAATTGAACCGTCAACGTAGTGCTGGCTGTCCACCGCGTCGTCGTCCAGCATGTCGCCATCAACGGCAATATTCGGATGCAAGAACTCCCGCTCGTCCGTCAAAGTGATGTTACCGCCGGTCGTGATGCTGACCTGGTAGAGCTTATTGTCCCAGGTCGTGCCGTCGGTTTGCACGATGGCGGGAGCACCCGCACCTTCTGTGCCAGCGATGCGCGTTATCCGCGTAGTCTGCGCCGCCCAGCCTGCACGCAGCACCAGGCGGTCGATGCGCGTGTTGCCGGAGGGTGTGGGGATGGCAGTGTCCTTGCTGGTAGTATTCCAGTAGGGAAAGCCATGCACATTGGCTGCGCCAGTATTCGTCGCTACTGGCGAAGTTGCACCAGTTGTTACAAGTTCATTGAGATAGTCTTTGTGCACGCCTTCATCATCATCGCCAATGAAGGTTTGGCGTAGCCAGCGGATGACCTCTGCTTGTGTATAAGCGGTTGCACCGTCACCGGTTGCGCCCGTAGTCCACATCAAAGATTTTTCAGCGATTTGCTAATCCTCCCCACCCGTGGTATAATATGGACATCCTATATCTATGGAGGCTATGATGAAGATGTCAGACCCAGGTGTATACATGATCCTAAACATTGTCAATGGTACACGTTATGTAGGTGGAACTCCCAGAAGCCTTGGGCGCAGATGGGCCGAACACAAGTGTAAACTTCGCAAGGGTACAAATGGCAATCCCTCGCTCCAACAGGATTGGGATGAATACAGTGAAGACGCTTTTTGCTTTGTGATGATCGAGAATGTTTTTGAAGATGTCCATGAACGTGAGCAATATTGGATAGATAGGTTCAAAGAGAATGGCATACCTCTCTATAATCGCTGCCCAAGCGCCTTTAGCCATGCAGGACTGATTATGCCCGCTGAATCGGTTGAGCGCGGTGCTAGGAATAATTCTAGGACAAGAGCGGCATGGTCCAAAGAGCGTCAGCGCCAGTTTTCTGAAACGCTCAAAAGGGCTTGGACGCCAACGCGTCGGGCGAGAAAGAGCAAACAGATCAAGCAATCTTGGGAGGTTGATCGTCAGCGCATGATTGGCAAGCGCCGCTATTATGGCCCTTACTCTTTTCGTTCCCCATCTGGTGAGATTGTCGAAGTTGAACATCTCTCTAACTTTTGCTCCCAATATGACCTAGACCCCAGCGCAATGGTAAAAGTTCATCGCGGTATACGCCCATCTCATAAAAAGTGGACTAAGACCCCTTAAATTCCTACAAACTTATCGAACCAATGAATGTAAACTTGAGTCGCTGCCGTCACCGACGAACCACTCACCTGGACACCGTTCAGGCCTCCCGTCACATCTGGGTCTGCTCCCAGATGCCAGGTTGCCAGGTCGCTATCGTTCGTCAGGTCAGCAATTTTGTTGGTGTCGCCATCATCCACGATGGTCTTGTATCCATAGCGGCAGTCTATGTCGTAGTAAACACCCGCTCCTATCGTGACCCCGTCGAAGTCCAGTTTCTCGTCCGTGGCCAAGTTGGTCACGATGGCGTCGGTGATCGGGCCAACGATGCGGATGCGGTAAGGATAGGCTAACCAACGCGCTGCGCCACTGTAATCTATCACTACAGTTTGATCTAACGTGCTGGCTCCGATATCGAGCGGTATCGCCATCGGTATCTCGAACGCTGCACCACCGCCACCCAGTGCGAACACCACGCTCTTGCCGGTAGGATCGTAGAATGCCGGCTTGGCGGCGCTCAGCATCACTCCTACGGCGTGGGTATAGCGCATCTTCTCCCGACTTCCGAGACTCATGTTACCGATGTACTCACAATCCAACTGGCGCACGTCGCCGTTATCTAACGTGAAGCGCAGTTTGAGTGGGTCGTTCCCCGGCTTAAATAGATTCAGCAACGCCGTGCGCCGCGTCCAATAGTTACTCGGCGATGTACCCTCGATGAGCAGCGCCAGTTGAACGATGCGTGGATCGCCACGGAAGCCCAGGTCGGTTTCACCGTGTTGCATCGGCCCGCGCTGCCTGAGCCGGTGCGAGGGCATCATACCTACGCCGTCGTGACTCAGGTGTTGGCAATATGTACCATCGCTCAGGCTGTAGATTATACCGCCGACAATGACGTCTAAGTCCATTAGGCTCCTGCCATAAGTTGCATCATTCTCACGTCATCGCGCAGGTGGCGCTCAGACTGGTGAGCGTAGTTAGCGGTAAGATTGATATTTGTATCACCGGCTCTATACTGTGCTGCTACCTGTGCCGGTAGGACGGCCTCGCCTCGGTGCAGATAGGCCCAGCCCGTGCGCGGTACATAGTCCGTGCCGTGCTGATACTCTTCCGCTCCACCGCCAGGCTGCTCCCAAGGCGGCGTACCGGTAGATCTGTAATTAGTGGTGATGTCAATAGTCTTTGGCACGGCGGCGATCGCTGCGTTTACCTTTTCGAAGGCAGTGATACCTGCCTCTGCGCCCGCCTCCAAGCTAACGCCGATGCCTGCACCAATCTCGTCGGCTGTTGGCCCAAGCCCGCTGATTTCCTCACCGATGCCAAGAATGGCATTGACCGTATTATCTACCGACTCGCCATCAGCGAAACTATCTAGCGCGCCGTTCATACTCGTCGCTGCTGCCCAGGTCTCCTCGTCTATGATGCCCATTGCCCGCGCCGTCTCTATTGCCAATTCTGTTTCGGCGCTCGTCCATCCTTCAGTGGCGAGCCGGGCCATCATCATGTCATAGACGACTTGATTCATCACGGCGCGGTGTTGAGCGTCCAGGCTTACCAACTCACCTTCTAGGCTTTTCAGCGTCGCCTCTGTCTCTGCTATTTCATCGTCGTAATCGCCGTGCTGTTTGCCCAGTTCTTTCAATCGCTTCCGAGCCTCGATAAGTTCGTGGCTTATTCTCACTTGCTCCGCCGTGTATTGCTCGTTAGCCTGGGAGACCGGCCCCTCTAGCGCCTCTGCGAGCATGCCCATCTCGCTGATGTGTGCGTTTACCAGACGGGTCGTGTCCTCTACCCTTTCGCCTAGTTCTCCCAGCGGCTGGCTCGCCAGTTCCATGCTGGTAGCCCAGCCGTCGGTATAGGTTCGCGCTTCTATTAGTGCCGGTGAGTATTGGCTTGTCCAACCATCAGCCAGGTTGCCCGTCTCTACGTACAGATCGCGCGCACTGCCTGCTGCGGCATCCGTGGTCTCTTGCAGATATGCGAGTTCAGGATTCAGTATTGCACTGACATCTGTAAAGTCTCGCATCGAACCGGCGGCCTGTTCAGAAGTATAGTGCAAATTGCTTATGGCGAGGTAGGCAGCGCCTGCCATTACACCGAGCGCCGCCAGCGGAATGGCCAGCGCAATGGCCGATGCGGCAGCCCCCGCCATTCCCAGGCCAGATGTAGTTGCCCCTGCCCCCAAGAGTTTCAATGCAAAGCCAGTATTGGAGGCAAAGCCAGCCAGCGTGGCCACCGAGCTTCCCATTTGAATGATCTTCGGCGTAGCAAGAATGATAGCCCCCGCCGTCCCCGTCACCGCCGTGCCCAGTCCCAGGAAGGTCGCAATGTTCCTTTGCGTACCTGCATCGAGTTGGGTAAACCAATCTAGCGCATCCCGCGTGGCATCTACTGCACCTTCCATCGCTGGCAGATATGCCTGCCCTAGAGCATTGGCGGCATCCTGAATGTCGCCCTTCACCGAGCCAAGCTTCTTGCCCACATCGCCCATCGCGTCTTCGTAGACACCAGAGATGGCCGTACCGGCCTTCATCACCTCGTTGACGCGGGCTTGCATCTTTTCGTTAGATGTCAATTCCGCCGTGGTCTTGCCCAACTGCGCCGCCATTCTCTTGTAAGCGCCTTGGAAGTCCACGGTGATACCCATCGTGCGCAGGAGAATCGGCTGGCCGCGCTGAATACCGGTGATCAGGCGCTCATAGGCATCCGAGGAGTTGAGGTTGGCGATGACTGCTGCATCTTGCGCCAGTCGTGCGAGATCTGTAGAGTGAGATAGGTCTATCTCGGCCTGCGCCATCTGGATGAGCGCCTGACGGGAAGCGCCGGCGGTGATGCCCGATGCCATGAGGCTGGCTTCAAAGCCGGCCAGTTCAATTGCACTATAGCCAGCATTTCCGCCAACCGTCTCGAGGACTGTGCCGAGGACTTGAACACGCGCCGCTGTCATCGCTGCTGTGCCAATGAGCGCTGCGCCGGTAGCACCCAGTGCCGCCAAGCCAACGCCAAGCGGCTGGAGGGCCTGGGCGGCATTGTTCGCATCTTTCCCTAACGTGCCCAGCGAACTGCCGACCGTCTTAAGGTTGGCGCTGGCCTGGTCTATCGCTTTGATGATGATGTCGAGGCTATAAGTCGTCACTCAATTTCATCCACTGTTGCGTGATCTTCCAATAGTGCCGATGCGTGCGCTGCCACTGGCCGACTCTACCACCTATGCCGTCGTAGAACATCCTGCGCCAAGAGGAGACGGCGTCATATACCGTCTCTGCCGCCTCCATTCGCTCAATATCACCGGCCAACTGGTCGCGCAATGCACCGGGCTCAGGTAGAGCACGGTATCTATTGCAACGCCAGGCGTCGATCAATTCCCTCGGCGGCGGGCAATTGTCATCTTTCGCACAGTCACCCGCCGCGAGGATTAGTTTTTTGGGATGTAGAGCTTGGATAGAACGTAGACGCTGACCTGACTACCGACCCACATCACGATCTGGAGCGCCGCGCCGTGCACGTCCTCCAGGTCGGCGGGTGATAACTGCTGCGGATCTGGAAGTGCCTTACACTGCCAATCCTCGACGAGTTTCAAGGCGCCCGCCCAATTTATCGACGGTGCAAACTGTGCACCCGCCGCTCTCGCTGCATCGCGCCCTATCTCGTATTGTTCGACGTGGCGCAGACGAAACGGTTCAGGTAGAGTGAAGCGGCAGTCTAATGCCTCGTTGTAGAACTCGCCTGGCTTCAACGCTTTTGACTTATCGGCCACTACGCCACCGCCGACTTGGTAACCTTCGGTGTCTCCAGCACGATGTCGACCATCACGGGCTCGCCACTTTCCCCTTCGCCACCTGGGTACAGCGGATTCTTGATCACGCCTGTATCTGTGGTGTACAGGAACTCCGCCGAGTCGCCACCTTTTGGAGACCAGCGCAGATAGTAATCGCTGCCCGCCTCGTAGATAGCGCGGATGACCTCGGTCGGCCCGGCTGCGCCCTCGGTGTACGCAACGCTCACCGTGACAGTCAGCGGCCCGCGCTTGGCGCTGCGCAGGATAGCCGTATCACCATCAAAAGTGTACTTGACGCCGGTTGCTCGTTCGCCGCCGTCTACGGCCACGCTGGTCGCAAAGCCACTAAAATCTGTCCAGTTAGAGTTGTCGGGCGAGCCTTCAACTTTGCAATCTCCAAAACCAATTCCTGCTGTTGTCTGTGCCATGTTCTACCTCCTATCTCAGTTTGAACGCGCCGACGGTGATGCTCGTCTCGCTGCTGTACGTCACGACCACCCGTCCCGTGCTGGCGTTGAATATCGCCGGATCGAACGGCCCAACCAATTTATCGCCGGTCGTGGCCGGGATAGTGACGGTGATCTCGGCAATATCGATGCCTTCGATCTTGGCGGGCGTCTCGACGGTCAGGGTGATCTCTGAACCGGCGTTTTTGATTTGCAGGAACGTATCGCCGGTGTTTGCGAACTCGTCACCAGCCGCCGCTGCCGCCGTCAGGCTGGGCGTAATACCCGCCAGACTAATGTTCTGTACTGTCAGTGTCGCCATGCTGTTTTACCTCCTGTTTCTTGCGCTTAGTTTCTACTGGCTCAATCACGCCTTGCGCTATGAGCCGGTCGATTTGAAATTCGGCCAGATGGGTCATCGTTACATTCTGGCCGGCGTCGTAGTAGCACTCATCGCCGGTGTGCCAGATGCGCGCCAGCACTCTGTATTTATCCACTACTCATCACCTCCATTGCCAGGCTGGTCACCTCCATCCAGTACGGGACGCCGCCGATGTCAACCGGCAACGCCGTGCTGGGTTCTGAGTACGACAAGCTCTGCCAGATTGCGTTGCAACCGTTGGCCTCCACCGCCTCGTAGAGTTGACGCGCCACGTCGTCCAGTGTGTCCTCCGCCGTGGCTTCTGTGATGCCTGTTCCTGAGCGCCGGACATATACGATGATGTCGAAGCCATAGGTTGCGCGGTTGCCCCGGAAACTCATCGCCGTCGACATCGTGCTCAGGCTGTGGACGCACAACACCGGCGACTGCCCGCCTGGGTCTGATTTGAAATAGCCGTTGACCTCCTCGCAGGAGGTCATCGCCGCTTTCAATACCGCCACCAGTGTCTCGCGTGCCGCTTTGCGCGTCGCCATTATGGCAATTCCTTTTTAATTATTCTTATCACCTCGTCAGCTTCGCGCCTGTCGCTCTCCTTTTCACGCTCTGGCAAATCATCATAGAGCATACTGGCTTGGCGATTCCATCTCTTGGCTGCCCAGGCCGGGATTGTGACAGTGCCATCCTCATTATGGATACACTTCTTGAACAGGTATTGCATCCACCCTGACCACTGTTGGTGCGCCAGCGCCGCCAGCCTCTCTCTTCTACTTACCGCCATCTATGGCAACTCCCGTCTGAATTCACGTATCGCGCCCTTCGCCACCTTCGCGCCATAGGTCTGGACGCTGTAGGCATAGAAGGCCCTGATACCGCTGCGCAGGCCGGGTATCATCCCGTGGCCGTGGAGGCGTGCACCGTAGACCGCCGGACGCTCTTTGCGCCGTGGCGCTCGTGCACCTGGGTCGATGTAGATGCGCGCCTGCAGCGGCTTATTCTCTACTCGGTGCGCCGCTCTCAGTGCGCCGTATTCGTGCGGCGTGGACGGTACTACGTGCCGATGCATCGCCAGGCCTGCATATTGGATAGCCCGGCCCAGTGCATCAGATGGCTTCATCGCCCTAATCATCCGGAGGTTAGCCTGCTGCGCTTTTTGCAGGCCCTTGATTGACAAACTCACACTCATAACGTTTGAACCTCTTCCACGATGACGTGTAATCTGTTGCCGCCCGGCCCGGGCCAGGGGTAGGAGTTGACGCCTACCACCAAGTAGTCGGTACTATCTACCACCAGCACATCACCGGTCGAGATGTCCACGCCGTCCTGTACGAACGTCTCATAGACTATACTGGCCGCCTTGGTAGCAAACCGCTCTACCAGTGCCGGATCACTCAACTGCACCAGCGGATAGCATCTGAGGCTGACTACGTTCTCAGTTGCCGCACCCACCTTGCCGCCAGATAGTGACGGCGACCTCTTGGTGCTGGCCGTAGTTGTGGCCCGCAGCGTGAACGAGGCGCTGGCCATCAATCTTTCACCCGAACGTATTCCCACACGATGCCGTATTCTGAGGCGGTATTCACGTCGTCGCTGGTCACATCGTCGCTATAGCCGTCCACCTTGATGATACCTGCCACCCGCGCCGGTATTGCCGAGCCACTGCGCGCACGCCATAGCACTGCGCTCTTGCGGTGGCCTTCGGCGACCTGTGAAAGCGTCTCTTTGTGCGGCCCCTCGCTCAGATCGGCATACTGTGTCCAGATAGCGGCCAGTGCTTCAAATCCTGCAGCGACGGCCCGCTGCCACTCGCCTTCGAGTGTGACCAAGCCACTTAACTCATTATCCGAAAAATTTCCGCCATTGGGCTTGGGGCCGCTGTCTATCTGCGTATCTTGCAGAGCAAAGCGCACCTTGTCACGGTCGGTGTTGAGTGTATCGTCGTAGGTGAAAGCCATCACGCCTCCCCGCGCAGATCGGCCCACGCCTCTTCTACGTTGCCATCGACTGTAAATTGAATTTCCAATCGGTACTGAGTGCCCGCCACCAGGTCGAGGATCGTTGGCGTAGTGATAACATCACCCGACGCACTGGCGCTGCCGTCGGTGTAGTCGGCCGTCACGTCCTCACCGTCAGCGTCTTTGATCGTTACCACCGGTGAGGAAGGGTCACTCTCCCACGGTGTTGTGGTGAGCGCATAAGTAATCTCTTCATCCTCCCCCTGGTGAATTGGAGACTCTATTATGCGCCTGCTTGTTGCGTCCATTTATCGGTTCTCCAATGTCAACGCCGTCGTGCGGTCTCGTAGTGTCAGGTCAGCTGTGCGCGGTTTCAATGTCAACGCCACCGTGCGGTCTCGTAGTGTCAGGTCTACGATGGTGGTCACTACGCTAGTACCCAAGCCTAGCAGCACGAAAAACTTGATATTCCCCGGCGCTGCACCGATGCCCAGGGTGACGACGTTTTTGATAGCCATCAAGTCGCCCGAGTTATGCTAGTCGGATCTGCGCCGTCGTCTAATGTCAACGTCAGTAGTGAAGTAGAGCCGTCCGCCTTCTTCACCGTTACCGTGGTTCCTGATACCGCTCGCTCATAGAGGAACTGCGTGATCATGTACAACGACTGCTCGATAGTCGGCAGCGTCCCATCGGCGGGCACACTGTCCGGTATCTGGCGCTGGGTAATGTCTGTCACGGCAATGTCATTGAGTGCGGCCAGGCCTGTGTCCAGTTCTGCCTTCGTCGGTGCGTCGTAATCACTGAGCGCGGTATCACATTCGGCATTGACCTGAGCCGTTGAGAGGTCGTTGAGTGCAGCAATGTCGGTTTGTACCGCGTCGATCTCAGACACCAGTTCGGCGTGGGTGGCAGGGTCATAATCGCTGAGTGCGGTGTCGCAGGCGGCGTTGATTTGATCCGTAGCGTCTAGACCCTCTACGAGCCCAGCGTCGCACCGCGCCGCAATGCCGGTATGATAGATGGACGTATCGTCCGGCGCGGTGGCCCAGTTCGGCGTAATGGAAGCCACCTTGCTCGTACCGTTGTAATCTGAGATCAGCCGCACCTGGCCCTCGCCTGTACCGGTCACGAGGTGTATCATCTGGTCGTTGTAGTAGTCATCGACTGCAGAGGCGTCAGAGGCCATCGTGATCGTGCCCGATGCGCCCGCCTGCGCCACGCCGTGGGTGGTATGGTCAATGTCGGCAACAGCGAGAATGATGAACTCGCTGGTATCATCTGGCGTCGTCAGCCAGCCGGTGCCAATAGTGGCAACCTTGCTCGTACCATTGTAATCGACGATAACCCTGGACTGGTCGATGCCCGTACCGCCCACGATGACAATAACATCGCCGACGTACATGCCGTCTATCGCGTTTGCACCCGCATCCAGCGTGATCGTGGTTGCCGAACCTGCCTGCGCGGTTTCGTCTCGGATCGTCTGTGCCGCCAGTGCTCGCAGTCTGCGCCCGGCGGATGTGGCGACGTTATGCGTCGCGCCAGTTAGTGGCTCATCCCAGGTATCATCTACGAGTTGGGCGGAGGTAGCGGCAGCGGCTAGGAGCACGCCGTCCGTGCCGGTATCGGCCAGGATTGCATCAATATCGGTAGGTAGGTTTGCTGCTGCTAGTTCGGCCAATCGCGTTTCAGTGCAAACCGAGGCTAGCGCGGCACTATCAGTGCCTACCATGTCAGTGTTCGTCGTGGTGGTGGCAACTAGTGTGACGTTAGCTACCGCGTCGGCAGTAGGGTCAAAGTAGCTTGCCGCCACCAGCGTTCGTGCCTCCATCTCAGCATTGGTCGGGCCGTCGTAGTCAGATAACGCCGTGTCCACTTCGGTGTTGACCTGAGCGGTTGAGATATTGTTTAGCGCGCTGATTGCACCGGGAATGTCATCGGTCTGCAATTCATTCGTGTCAGCGAGAATAGCGTCTATATCAGTACCTGCCTGTACTCCGAAACTGCCGCCGGCGACGTGGTCAGCTGCGGCCTCGTCCCACACGGCATCAGCAATGGTGGCGGCAGAAGCACCTGTGCCAGACGGAGCCTGCTCAAGGGCATTCTCTGTAAAGCGAGATATCCCGGCATCGCTTTCTACCAACTCGTTGAGCAGCGCCGTCGCAGTACCCGGCTTACTGGCCGGGTCATAATCAGTAGCCAGCAGGTGGTCGAGGTGGATGTCAACCAGCGCAGTATCCACTTCAGCATTCACCTCCGCTGTAGTGGGCAGTGCCGCGATGTCGGTCGGTAGGTTTGCGGCGTCCAGTTCTGCCAGGCGGGCCTCGGTACAGACGCTAGCCAGGGCTGCGCTATCTGTGCCGCGCACGTCGGTATTCGTCGTAGTCGTGGCTACCAGTGTAACGTTCGCCACGGCGTCGGCGGCTGGGTCGAAATATGAGGCGGTTACCAGCGTACGGGCCTCAAATTCTGCCACCGTCGGTACATCTGCGATGTCGGCGGAAACACTCGCTCCCGCCGGTGCACCCAGGCGGGCATAGTTATCGCCGGTCTGCGCGGTATGGCCGGTGAGAGCTGAGACTGTGGGGATGACATTATTCGTGCCGGCGTAGCCCGTGCCGTCGAAGAAGGCTTCGGCGTTGTCGGCGGCGGTCTCGTCGTCGTCGATGGCGTGAACGTCTACTTTGAGCATGTCTGCACCGAACATCGAATCCCAGATGTTGGCTGGCACTACCATAAATTCGTGCCAGACGGGAAGCGCGCCGCTTTCGTGTACCCAGAGTTGCAGGCGGCCGAGCGTGTTGGTGTCGGTCGTATCAACCGGGCAACCATAGATGCCCAGTTCGTCGTGGGTGCAGGAGGTGGCCTCGTTCTTCTGCGCAATGTCACCGCCGTTCTTGCTCAGACGCACGTCGGCCTGGGCGATGGTAAGGCCGGTCTCGGCGGTCTTGCCGTCGTCCTCGTCGAGGAACGGGCCGATTTTGAGTGTCACAGAGGTAGACTGTTTGAGCCATTGCATCTTAAACTCGTCTCCTGCGGTAGTGGTTCATCGCCATCGGTAGAGCGCCGGCTGCTGCTCCTGTGTATTCGACCACCAGCTTGGGCCGCTCGGCGGCGGTAGCACCGTCGCTAGAGTCGGTGTTGATCCAGGCGTTTGTCCAACCGATGATACCGTAGTTTTCATTTGGCGTACCGAACCAATCCTGCACTGCGGCAGTGGTCAGTGTGATGGCGATCTCAGCACCATCCGAGCCTCCACCATTGTCACTGCCCAGCGCGCTGGCGTCGTAGTCGGTGCCACTGGTGCTGGCCCCGGCCGAGCCGGCCCAATTCACGTCACCACCTCCGCCGCCGTTCCAGTCGTTCTTGTGATCCCAGGTGGACTGTCCGGCTGTGGCGGGGTCTTCACTTGCTCCCTCCACCCAGTCCTCGTTGGCGACCAGCAGCTCGTGAATAGTAAAAGTACGGGCGCCGGAGGGAGTCGCGCCGGCCTGCCAGAGATGTAACGTAGCGCTGTCACACGTGGCGTCGCCTGATATACTAGAGCAATCAAACTCTAAGATGCATTTAGCGCCTGTGGGCGTGCTCCACGGCAGGGAAATATCACTACCGGCCGATTTGTTGGAATTTCCCGCCAACAGAGTAGTGTCAAGCCCCTCGCTCCCCGGCTGGGTCTCGAACGTGGGGTCGAAGACGATGGCTCCGGCGCGCATCGCGTTGAGTTGGTCTACGCGCGCTCCGACGAGCAGGTAGTGGTTGCCGTCGCCGTCGCGCCAGATGCGCTTGCGAAGTCGAACGATGTCTCGTTTACCGTTTTCGTCAGGCTCGGAGAAGGCAATGCTGGCTGGCATGAAGGCAAGCAACCTGTCCAGCGCGTCTCTGATTTCAATATCGCCGTCATCGTCGGTGAAGTCGCCGTCCGGGTCCTGGAGTATTCCAGCGATGACCCAGCGGGGAATGTCGGAAATGTCTAACTGGAATATGAAACTGAGCCAGGTCTCATCGGCTGGCGTCAGAGGCGGCAAGTTGGCCGCTATCCATTCCCTGGCGGCCTGGTTGACCTCAATTTCCTCTTTTAATTGCCGCTCATCTACGCGCCAGGAAACGTCTATGGCCCCATCGTCTGGCGTGTTCCAGATATTATCCCAGGTCGCGAGTCCGCCGACGTTCAATGTAGTCTGCGCGTCTTCCGGCCCTATGCTCAGCGCATCCACCTCGTAATTGAGGTAGGCGCGATTATATGTCGATCCACCTCCTATGCCTTCCCAGTTGCGGGTAGGCCAGTGCAGATACCCTACTCTGGCCAGTCGGAACTTGAGCCAGTGCGCGCCCTGCCTGCCGCCAAAACCTACTGTACCGTCCACACCGGCAAAGATACCCGTGACGTCGCGGCCCAGGGCGTAGTGCCACCCAGCGACGACCGTTCGGTATAAGTCGCGCCCGCCCGCCGTGACGTGCTCGAAGGTGAAATCCACTTCACCGTCCAGAACCTCGCTGTCCAAGACGGTAGGATAGTGCAGGACGGCTCCCAGGACGTGGTGGCGCACGTGACGGGCAGGATCGAGGGAATCCTGCCAGGTCTTGGCGGCGAGCGTGCGCAGGCTGGTGACTTCGTTCCAGGCCAATTGTTTACCTCTCTATCACGTCGTCGCAGCAGGCTTTTTCTTCGCTGGCCCGGCCTTCCGTCTCGGTTTAGGCGGCTCAGGCTCAAACGTTAGCACTTCAGGCGGATCCGGTTTGTCGGGCAATAGTGCCCAGCAGGACGTGCAGCGCAGGCCACGGTGATTGTGATCTCGACCCTCAGTTTGCTTGCCACAAGTTGGGCATTTCATAGCCGCCTCCTCAGTTATCGTTGTAGCCGATGCACAGCCAGTCCAGGCCATCCCATATCAACCAGATCGCATCACCCTCACCGCCGGTCAATACCTTGTCGCCGCCAATATCAGTGTTAGCTCCGTCTACGATTGTGATCGCGTCGGCGGCGTTCTCGTTGACCACGACAAGTACTTGCCCATTTACAGTGCCTGAGATGATGGCAGTCGTGAGGCTGGTTGACACGGCAGCGGTGCTGGTGATAGGCTGATATGTTCCTGTTACTGTTATAGATGTTTGCGTGCCAACAACCACAACCGATTGCTCGGCTAACGCCAGGAAGGTTGAGTTTGTCAAATCTCCGGTCAAATCTCCTGTAACATCGCCCGTCACATCACCCGTCACATCTCCAACTACTCCACCGCTGGCAGTCAATGCACCCGCGATGGTCGCTTCGTGGTCTACGTAGATTTTACGGAAGCGGGTTGGTCCGACGACTTGCAACTCGACGCCGTCAACCTCGATGAACTCTGGCATCTCCGGCATCGGATAGCGCACGCCGAAGTAACCCGCCACCAGGATGACTACTACGAGCAAGGCGTATTCTAGCCATTTCTTGTCTCTGTTACTCATTTGTTCCTCCATTAAGCGAGGCGGGGAAGGCCCCGCCTCATCTTGGGTTAGGTTGCCGTGCCATCGGCCCAGGTCTCGTTATTGACATACCTGGTCGTGCCGTTGGTGCGGTCTGCCACGCCCACGCCAAACTCACAGTACATCATGAGATTTTGGAGCGGGATGATGCCGCTGCCCGCGTTCGGGTGCGGCATCGCCATCGCGCGGAAGGCGCTCTCGCCTTTGTGCAGGCGTATGCGCAGTGGGTTGCGCTGGCTCAGACGGCCATAGGATTTGTACCCAAAGCCGTAGTACTGTGGCACTCCCCGGACTTCTCTCACCATGAAGTGGGAGATAGTGCCGATGTAGTCGCTCGGAACTCGCGCCCGGTCTTGCGTTGAACCGTAGAGCACCAGGTTGTCAGCAGCGGCGGTGAAGTTAGTCAACGCCTCGACCGCAGCCCGGTCTGATGGCCCGATGAGGAAGTCAAAGGGCGGTTCGTGACCATGCTCGCGCAGTTCATCGTAGGCATCGGTGAAGACAGCGTTGGTGAACACGCCGCCGGCGATGCCGACGTAGTGCTCGTGAGTATTGTCAAACTCGGTTCCCGCGTTCGCCGGTGGCACGAAGTCCACGCTCGTTGAGCCTGCGGTCGTAGCAAAGCCCGGCGAGTAGCCACCTGTGCCCAGCTTGAGCGAGGCCCCGGAGTCATCCCCACGTTTCAGAAGCCGCCGCAAGAGACGCTGGCGACGCGTGTCGCGCACGTCTTTGAGCGCATCGGCCACGTCGGCCTCGATTTGCTCCATGCGCGCTTCCTGCATGTAGAGCCAAGTCCACCCCAGCATCCGGTCAAGCCGTCGCTTGGGTAGCATGTGGCCCTCAGTTTCCGCGCGCTGCGCATCAGGCAGGCTGTACTCAGTGTGCAGCCCCATTCCGTTCGACACCCCAACGCGGTATTCCAGATCGGGCTGGTCGGTCAGGCTGTAGAAGTTGGTCATCCAGTCGCCTGCGAATTCGGCATTGAGCCCCGCCAGCCCGGCGTTGAGCATTGCCACGACGGCCGCGTAGTTCGTGCCGTCCTCGAGTTGAAAGCTCTTCAGTGCTGTCGCATCCCAGCCGGTCAACATGACCAGGCTGGCTGTATCTCGTCTACCTGTAGCCATTTCTCATACCTCCTGGTTATGTCCTATCGATGATTTGCGGCTGGACGAACAGGACGGTCGCGGTTTCGGCGTAGCCGATCAGCGTATCCTTCCCTCCTACGGCAGTATCGTAGGCCCCGGCGGTGTCGCTGCCGTAGACCAATGATCCGATAGTTGCTCCGCTGAGGCACTGGACAGGCCCGAAGACCACCAGGTCTACCTCGTCTCCCACGGCTCCGCCCTGGACAGCGACGGCGACAGTTACCTGTGCATTCGTGGTGGTGTCAGTGTGATCCCAGTACCCATCGGATTGAAGCGTGACCGGGTGGCCCTTCGTGACAGTGGCCCCCAGCGTGCCCCGTCGAGTGATAGCCCCGGTGAGGGGCTTGATGTCCGTTCCGATTGTGATTGCACTCATTTTTCTAACCTCCTACTATTGCATAGCTTGTGCCACCAGTGCCGGGTCGAGATACTTCTTGTCTATCCCCATTCTGGCAGCGTATTCGATTAACTGGTCTTCTGTGGCCTTGCCTGCGCCTCCGCCCGTATCAGTAGCATTGACGTTCGCCGCTGCCTGCGCTGTACCAAACAAGTGTGGGTGGCTCTTGGTGAGTGCCTTGACCGCTGCGTCCATCCCGGTCATCTCACCTTCGTCCGTTACCACACTCGACGTATCGGCCAGCGTATAAGCGTCCTTCTTGGCCTGCGCGTTGACGAATGCGAGCTTCTGCGTATCTGCCTCGTCGTAGAACGCCTGACGCATCTGCGCGGCGCTCAGCTTGGCGGTGAGTGCTTCGTGCTTTGTCTCCCATTCTTTCGCCAGCCCCTGCGCCTTCTCCACCTCTGACAGTTCGGCCTTTTCGCGCTCAGCCTTGTCTGCTTCGTGTTTCTCCAACTGCTTGCGCCGCTTGGCGCTCTCAGCATTGACACGTTTCAGCGCGGCCTGCGCATTGGCTAGTTCAACCTGCAAAGCCTCTAGTGTCGGATCTCCCGACTGTTCCTGTTGTTGCTGCTCTCCCGCTTGCGTCTCGCCTGCGGCTTGTTCTGTGGTCGTCTCGACCGTTTCCTGTTCGTCTGCCATCTCGGCATACCTCCCGTTGCTGTTGGCCTATCCTGGCCTGTTACCATAAACGCAAAAGCGGCACACCTGGATCGGTGGCCGCTTGCCGCTAATCCGAGAGTGTGCCGCTGGTACTACTGACCGGTGGCTATTCGATTATTGCTTGTGTTTCGGCGGTATGCTCCTGTTCATTCCCAAGTAATCTTCCAGTGCGCCAAGCATCATAATAAGCGCCTGCCGCACTGACATCAGCAGTGTTTCTAGTCTAGCGTCCATTATACCACATTCTGAGATGGGTTGTCAAGCGGTAAGCCTGCTTAATACATCAACGCACTTCTGTATCGTTGGCAGGAGCGTGATGCCTATCGCATCCGGTAGATTGCGGGGTTGGATACTCATGCTAGTTACGGCATTGTCTGCTATCTGTGCTGTTGTAATAGAGCCGCTGCGAAGAAACGGATCGGGCATCGCCCTGCCTCTCGGTATTCCAGCCACGTTGACGGTTGACGGCATAGGCGTAGCGCCACATCCCCGCGTCTCGCCCTCGCCGCAATATCCCCGGCTCGTCATATTCAGGCTTCCGCAATACACACATCTCCAGCCCGTCATCCTGAATACCCACCCCTTTGTCGTAGCGCCAGCAACTCCTCGCGCAGTTCCGTCATCGCCTCGGTGTCATCGGTGCGCCTGCGCGCATCGGGTATCGTGCCCTTGCCCACCAGCGTCTCCATAATCTCAGTGATACGCAGGCGTGCATCTTGCCGCTTCCCCTGCTCATCTTCACTCTGTTTCAATAGTATCTCTGTCAGGTCGTCGTCGGCCTCATCTAGCGGAACCATCGTGCCAGACGTCCGGCAATTCCAGTGAAAGTCGGGCCAGTCTTGGTATTCAGCAAATGCCGGTGAACCGGTAGTGTGAAACTTCTTGTCCTCTGGCACTATCTGGCCATGCACTCTCAGACAACACTCAGTCGTCACGCCGTCGATTGCGGCGATGGCTTGCTTACCCCACGCGCGGCCCGTGGCTTGCATCGCCGGTCGTAGTGCGCCAATCAGTGCCAGCCCTGCTGCTGTTGCTAGCCAGTGCGTGCCTTCTCGTATCACAGTATCAGGTCTCAATAGACCAACTGTGGTATCACCTCCCAAGATGAGCGCCGGGTCTGCACCAGTTGCCAGCGTTGCCAGTATGGCGCGCTCTTGCTGTTCGACCACGCTGACTATGGCGTCGGTCATTGCAACAGTATCAACGTATTGCATCTGTGGCTCTATATTCCATACACGCCCTTCAATTACAGCCTGCTTCCAGCCAAGGGCTCTAGCCCTGTCAAGCGTGGTGTCCGCCGCTACCCGCACGCTGTCTTTCAGCCCGCTCATCACTTCCCGCGCTTCCCAGTGCGCCCCCAGCCAGGCTCCCTGTTTTATTGCTAGCGCGCGCTGTCTCAGCACCGTCCTGAGCGCCCGCCGTGCGCTGCGGTACGCCACCAGCACCTTGCCGCGCGGGTGAGCGGCTGTACCCAACTTGGCGAACAGTTTGCCCAGTTCGCGGTTGGTGCGCAGTGCGGCGCTGATGCTGGAGCGACGGCTAGGCATCCTCATTCTCCCCTGGCCTCTCCTGTCCGAACATCGCCGCCGCCTGCCGCTGCATATTCAACCGCGCCTGGTACTCCTCAGTAGCCAGCATTGCGTCGATTTCCTCTTGCGAGTAGCCCGCTTCTGCCCACAGCGTTTCAAGTGGTACATTCAACTTCTCACGTTTCAAGCCCAGGGTCTCGATATGTTCCTTCTCGTCCCTGGTGGCGGCGGGAACCCACTCGACTTCGAGCATCGCATCTTCATTCAGCCCAGCACCGGCAGTGTTCGCCAGGCGGCGGGCCATATACAACACGTCCTCCCAACTGTTACCGAAGCGGACTTGCCTCACGCGCACCTTCGACAACAGCACCGCCTCCTGCTGTTTCAGCGTGCCCTCGGCGGCTACCTGGCGCGTGATCTGGAAGCGGTTGGCGGGCGTGTCTGTCACCTGCGCCAGTTTAGTTATCCAGCCGTCGAGTGCATTGACCAGCGGTGTTAGGTCAGCGGCTTCCATCCTGCCGGCCTTGCCGTCCTTCGGTATCTCAATCCAACAGCCAGGCGTCAATTCCAGGTAGTTACCACCGTCGCTCTCAGGCAGCTTGCCATCTGTGGTGGCGGAAAAGCCCTGAGCAATGTAAATCGGGAACCCAGCGGCATCGGCAGCGGCCAGGAGGTCGAGCGATGTCTTGTTGATACCATCCTGCGGGGGGAGGGCATCCCATATCTCGCTCTTTTCATCAGGATTGCGGAAGTGTATAACCTGTATGCCTAGCGGCTTGCCCGTTGCGTCTACGTGAGGCAACGGCCAGGAGGTATCGCCCTCATCCTGGTATTTATCCCATCCTGATTCGCCTGACCTTGCTTTTTGCACGTACTTTCGGATCTGATTAGGATAATAGACAGTCATCCGCTGCCGCGTCTCGCGTTTGCCGCTCTCCAGTGTCACCGTCTCCGTCCACCTCTTGCTGGCAAACTGCATCGGCAGCGAGGTCATATCGTTCGGATAATGTGCTTTGCAGCCAAATCCCGAACCGCCGCTCAGCGGATCGGTGTAACGCGGGTGAGGTGTGAAGCGCGGCTGCATCTCCTCGTCCAGGTCTACGATGACGAAATACTCACCGTCTCGAACTGCGCCACGGTGCACGCCGTCCTGTTTCTCGTCCATCCTGTTGCGCTGCCACCAGGCCCAGGCGGCTTCCGAGAATGCCTTATCCTTCGAGGCCAGCGCCGCCACTATCAATCGCTCCCACACTGCGTTGACTACAGTGGCGCAGTAATTGAGCGCGAACCGCCCGCCCTTGACGAAGCCCAAGTATTCCTTCTGGCGCTGGGTCAACTGCACGTGCTGGTCGCCGTCATAGTAGTCGCGTACCAATACAATGTTTGCCTGGCGCGTGCGTTCCTCTTCTGCCTGCCAGCCTGCGAAAGCCAGTTCTGCTATGTCGGTTGCCATTAGTATACCCTCGCCTGGCGTTTCACCAGGTTGTCCAACTCCATCAGGCCGTAGCGTGCGCAGTCGTAGGCATCGTCGCCGCCCAGCCCTTCTTCGTCAGTATCGATTTTCATCACGTCCTCTGGTCTATACGGGTCATGTTCCATCACCGGGATGCACTCGATTAACCGTCCGCAGCGGTTGAATACCTTCACCCGTGGCGCTTGCCCGGCGCTCACGTCGCCCAGCAAGTCAAGCATCTGCCCTGCGCCGTTGATGCGGTCCATATTGGCGGGCTCTAGTTTGAGGCCGTGCTGCTCGTACTGCTGAGCGATGCTAGTCTCAGAGTTGCCGCGCTTGGCAAATATGTCAGCACCTGTCACGAACCGCTCCAGCCTGCCATAGTGAATGTCATTGCGGGAAAGCATCGCCCTGATCGCTTCGGCCTGCCGCTTCACCAGCCACCCGGCCTGGTAGTGCTCATCTACAATGTAGGTCATCCCATCGCCGTCTCTAGCGAACAGGTGCACCACAGTTGGGTGTACGAAACCGTAGTCCATCGAAGCCCACCACGTCCAGTCGAGCGGTGCGTCGAATGGCTCAATCACGTGCACGTCACGCCGCCAGGTTGTGAAATACTGGCCGGCGGCAATGTCCCAATCACCATAGCGGTAAGCCCGCAAGCGCCAGCCGGTGTTCTCCTCCAGTTTGCGCCGGTAGTCCTCGTCCAGAAAAGCGTTGTCCTCGACCGTGGCAAAGATGAAACGGGTGTCCGTCTCTTTGCCGTCCTGCCACGGGTCGATGTAGCGCCTCTTGTACCAGGCGTGCCCAACACCCCCGGGGTTGGTGCTGGTGTAGATGCGCGGGCGGAAGTCGTCGCGGCTTGTGCGGTTGCTATCTCGGAGCGCCTGGTACTTCATCGCCGTGAGCGTAGTAGCCTCTTCGATTGCTATGACCTCATACTCCAGGCCCAGGTAGGCATCGACGTCACTCTCGTTCTTAAAGTGCCCGATGAATAACTGTGAACCATTCGGGAACTTGACTACACCGAGATGCTGTTTGTACGCGTGCTCTGTGGAGTGTAGCACCTTGCCACGCAGATCCTCAAATTGCTCCCGCGCCTGTTTGCCGACCTTGCGCAGGTAGAGCGCCTTGATGCCTGGTGCACGCTGGCAGTCGTCGAGTACCAGTTGAGCAAATAGCCCGTGCGACTTCGCGCCGCCGCGTGCACCGCCATAGCCGACCTGCGTTGGACCACCCTCGGTGTCGGCCAGCCGCGCCGCTGCGTGAAACCTCAATTGCTTCGGCTGGGCGCAATACTGGCCCAGCCGAAAGTTGATTATCTGATCAGACGGGCACTTTGCTGCCACTGCCGTTGCCAGATACCGGTTCAATGCTGTCGTCACTGTATGCTCGTTTTAGTGCGTTCTTAAAATGGAGTTCAATAGCCCCTCCGCCTACACCCGCGATCTCCTGGCGTTGCGTCGCCTTCCCCATCTCCCACTCAATCACCTCAGTTGCAACGCCTTGACGCACTCGCTCGTCATCGCTGTTGAGACCGGTGACCTTGACCTGCATTGCCTTTGCCAGACTGCGCCTGCGGATGTGCTGTGCAACCACAAGACCATCTGCCGCCATCAACCGCACAGCCTCTTTGACCTCATCCGGCCAATGATACACCGTGTCTGGCTTAATACCAATTGCCTCGGCGGCCTCTCTGATTGTTAGATATTCCTGGCGAGCAACGACAAATCTAATCTGATCAGTGGAGAGTCTGATCAAAATGGCCTGTAACTGTTCAGATATGGACTTTTTTGGACTTTCTTGATTCATCACTTGATTCTGGCCTCACCGTCACCACTAATATACATTGCCGCCAAGCCAGCAACTTGACTGCCTCTGCCATCTCACTCTCTGGCACGTCAAACTGAATACGCATGCCGCCACCTGAGCCGTCCACTTTGATCGCTGACATGATTGGCGGGAAAGCGGCCCTGAATGTCGTTTCATCACTACTATTCATAGCCTACCCCAGCCGGGCGCTGAGTAAAGGAGGGGAACCCCAGCGCCCGGCTTTCGCTCGCAGCCGCTGCTGTTTGGCTGCCAAAGAAGCGCGGGAAAAGGAGAGTAAACCCGCGCTGTGCTTCATCGTTCCTCGTTACTGTGCACGCCTGTGATACACATCGCCAATCTGCAACCACATTCCAGCACCCACGGCGCAAGCGACCTGCCGCAGCGCGGGCAGAGCCAGCCCGTGGCGGGTATCATTGGCAACGACTCAATGGAATCTGAGGTAGGCGGCGGAGCGTTGGGACACCCTGACTGGTGCTGCCCGGCGGTGTCTAAATCGCAATAGGGGCAGCCAACATTGAGACTGCCCAGCGCAACGCGCAACCTGATTGTCCTCGGCGCATCTGTACTATCGTCTGGATACACACTGTGGCCGTCGTCGGCTCGCCATTCTCGCGGGCTCATGATACCAGTATACTAGATTTTAAGCCGCTTGTCAAGTATTTTGGGTCTTGACAATCTACTGAAAAAGTAGTATAATTGAACCGTCAAGAGGCACACAATGGCAGTGGCGGTTTTTTTGTGCCAACATGACTCCCGCAGTCTAAAGCCGTTTGCCTCTTGACAAAGACAAGCGCCCGGACTGCGGGAGTCGCCTTTTATGGAGATAGGCAATGTATTCTAGGCAATACCGTGAATATATGCACTCCGATGCCTGGCAACAGCACAGACTAGCAAAACTAGAGGCCGCCAAATGGCGCTGCGAGTGTTGCGGTGAAACGGATAGGCTATCCGTGCATCACCTGACCTATAAGCGGATTGGGCACGAACGAACAGACGACCTCATTGTCTTGTGCAAGTCCTGCCACTGGGTAGCCGATGAGATGCGCCGGAATCCTGATAGCGATTTACGACAACGCTATGAGGCCCCGCAGAAACCCAAGCCAGAAATGAGTAGAGAGAAACGCAAGATTGAACAACATAAGCGCCAACGTGAGGGAAATTATCATTATCGCTTTGGCGGCCAATGGGCTAGTCGGCGCAAGCGCAGGTAGAGACTCTGCTTCACTCTCTCCCTCTTGCCTGAGCCGGTCAAATAGAAACTGAAAGGAGCAAAATGAATCAAATAGAACAGGCAAAGCGCATCGAGAAACTAGAGCGACAGGTGATGCTGCTGAAAGCCGCCACCGACCACGACGCTATGGCTATTGACAAACTGCAAGAGCGCATCGTAAAACTGGAGCGGCGGGTTGCAAGCCTGGCTGCCGAGGCCGTCCCCAATCTGAGCATCGCTTCCGTCGAGCAGCGCGAGCGTATTGAGAGACTAGAGGCGGCGCTGGGGCTAGAGTAAGCCACGAGCACGTAGACAGAGACCCGGCGCTGAGAGGTGTCGGGCCTTTTTTACTACATGCCACTGCTGCTGGAAGTAATAAAAACCTTCACTTTTTTCTAATGCTATTCTAATATAGGATACTTGACAAACTCACAACAATAGTATATAATTAGTGTAATAAGGAACATTAAAAAGCAAGAAGATCAAAGAGCCAGAGACTAGGGACAAGACGCAGGGGCCAACCAGGGCAATTACACGAAGCGGAGACTACACCGAGGTCAAAGGCCAAAGGATCGGAGAATAGCCCGAGCGCCGGAGGAGGCGAGTGGGCAGGGTCGTCAGCAATTGGGGCTGGCTATGAAGAGAGCATCTACTCGAAACCCTAAAAGGAGATACAATGTCCAAAGGAACAGTAGTCATCAAGGAAAGCGGGAAAGGCTGCATGGGAGTGGGACTGACGAAGTTCACGGCCGCCTGGCCCAGCGGCAAGACCTTCGAGAAGTTTGTTGATGCAGGCGACGCGGTCAACGAGCGACGGCGGCAAGAACGGTTCATAGAGAGCCGGGGCTATACCGTCAAGTGGGATATGGAAGGCACAATCGAGGGAGACTAAAACCCCACCAGTTAGCGCGTCTGGCCAAAACGCGCAGGCAGCAAGATGATTAGCAAGGGGGCTGGTAAAATCCAGCACGCAGGCCGTGAACCTGCGGGGAACTTGCGCCGGAGCCGTGAGGCAAACGGGGAACGCTGAGGAGGCCGGGGAGGGGGAACCGGCATTGCTAATCATTGAACCGCGCAGGCAGTGGGCTTCGGCCCCCGCTGCGTGCTGGGCTGGTTGCCGGAAGCCGTGAGTTCGAATCTCACGGCGGCACGCAGGAGTGGCTAAAGGTAAACTATAGCGCAAAAAAAGGAGAATACAATGAAAAGTAAAGTTTATTCAGTTCACGCG